GTGGTCACATTGCAAACGGTTGTAAATCAGGTATTTACAACCGTTTTTTTATTGCTGACTGCTTTTATGGCAGAAAAATGGCAACGTTCCATACACCGAGAAACCAAAAGAGATTCCAGAAAAGTGAAGTACCCCTGGAAAGAACCGAAGCTCTCTAAACCCGCCAATAACGATCTTTCTAAGCAGTGGTGCGTCGAATATGGCGCCTATTCTCAGGTTAGAGACAAAATAATCCGCAAACGGGTAACTTTATCCGGCGACACCATAGAAGAGCGTCTGAAGCAAGCAGACGAAGTAATCAAGTACCTGAACGATTACTTTAAGAACGGTGATGTGTTTGTTGAGCCTCTCGGCGAGCCTGAAAAGGAAAAGCAACCAAAGGCATCAGATGGCATTACCGGCAAAAGCACGATCAAAAAAGCGCTGGAGTATTACCAGGCGACCAAATTGCCAACACTGAGTAAGCAATCCGGCCGTACTTATACATCCATCGCTAAGTTGTTCACTGAATACCTGAAGAAAAATAAACTACAAAACCTTCCCCTAAATCGGTTCGATACACATCAGGCAAACCTGTACTTTGACCGGCTCTTGCAGGCAGGAGGCTCAAACAATAAGCACAACAAGCATCTTGGCTTCATCAGTACGTTTTTCAACTTCTATCTGAAGCGGAGAACGATAACAGAAAATCCATGTGAGGCGATTTCTGAGCTTGCCGAGAATGCGGGTAACCACAAGCCGTTTAAACCGGATCAGATTGCCGATATTAAAACATACCTCGAAGAGACAAACGACCGTCAGCTCTGGCTTTTTATCAATTTCATCTACTACACGTTCTCTCGACCGCATGAAGAAGTACGCTTGCTGAAGGTTTCCGATATAGAACGGAATACAATCCGGATCGATGCATCAACCGCAAAGGGTAACCGCGTCCTATATAAGAAAATACCACCTGGTTTAGAGCAGCTACTACAACAATACCGGATACGGCTGGCCCCCTCCCACTACTACGTTTTCAGCCGGAGTGGTATTCCGGGACCGGAGCCGGTTGGCGAAGCCTATTTTTATGATCGCCACAAAAAAATGCTCGATAGTCTGGAGCTACCCAAAGGGTATGATCTATATGGCTGGAAACACACCGGCGTTATCAGTTTGTACATAGCCACCCGCGACATGAAGAAAATTCAGCGACAATGCGGGCATACGAGCATTGAGCAAACTGACCAGTACTTACGCGATCTGGGACTCTTTGCAGAGTTTGAAGACTTTAATAACTTTCCTGAACTTTAACATTAATCAAAAACAAAATGAAATTCAAAAATCTTGTAATCGAGAACCTACGAGGCTTTAAAGGTCAACATGTTATTGAACTTAGCGATAATATAAATGTCTTTATTGGAAGAAATAACTCAGGGAAAAGCACTATTTTACTTTCACTCTATAATCTTCAAAAATCAGGGACATTATTTCATAATGACATTACTTTTGGTAATGATAAGGGTTCTTGTAGAGTTAGAGTTGATGCTCAGAATTACAGAATGTATAGGAATGACATTGAGGCTACACCTACTGAATTTTCATATTCTATATTTTCACGATCTCGTTTTGGAATAATTTATAATTATTCAAGCACAGATGGCATCTTTACAGAGTATGACACTAATGAACTTCAAACAAATAGGAGAAATTTCATTTACCCATATCTATCAAAGAGGAAAGTTAAAAGTTATTCTCAACAAATAAATAAAGCAAATTCGAATACTATATCTGATGATTTTCAATATTTATATTCAAAGATAGACAATATCCAAAACTCTGCTAATTCTAATATACGTAATACATTCTTAGAACTTTGCAATAAGGTTCTTGGCTTTGAATTAGGCATGAATCAAGATGAAATCGGTAAACAGGTAATATATTTCATAGATGACAACTACAACATTCCACTTCCATTTATGGGAGAAGGAGTAGCTAACATTTTAGGTTTATTGGTCGATATTGCACACTCAAATGGCAAAGTGTTCATAATTGAAGAGCCTGAAAATGACATTCATCCTCAAGCACTCAAAGCACTTATGGAGATCATTATTGAAAATTCGAACAAGAATCAATTTTTCATTTCGACTCACTCTAATATAGTAATGAGGATGTTAGGAGCTAAGGAAGGAGCTAAGATATTTAGAGTTCATAATGATATGTTTGATGCTACGTTAACACCCATGCGCCTGTCAAAGTGCGATGAATTGAATACAGCTGAGGATCGTAGATCAGCTTTAGAAGAACTAGGATATGAATTTTTCGATTTTGGTCTGTGGGAAGGTTGGTTAATATTAGAAGAATCGTCAGCTCAAACTATCATTGAGTATCTAATAAAATGGTTTATTCCAAAGCTTTCTAATAAATTAAAAGTTGTATCAGCTGGTGGGGTAGACAATGTAAAAAAGCGATTCAATACCATGAAAGAAATGTTTTTATTTTTACATTTAGAAGAAATGTATAAAAACAGAGCTTGGGTTATTATCGATAGTGGAGCAAAGGAAAATGGAATAATTCAAGACTTTAAAAAAGCTTACTTGGGAGCCGGATGGAAAGAAGATTCTTTTCTTCAATTTTCAGAGCATGATTTTGAATCATATTATCCTGACAACTTTAACTCTGATAGAAAAAGTGCTTTAGCTATAACAGATGAAGCCAAAAAAAGAGCAGCAAAGAAAGATCTTCTTCTGAGGGTTAAAGACTGGATTGACAAAAATGAAGAACTTGCTAAATCAGAATTTAATAAGAGTGCATCAGAAATTATAGATATACTTAGGTTTATTGAACAAAAATTATTCAATTCAAGCAATTAGCGTAAAAAAGAGGGAATAAATTTTTTATTCCCTCTTTTTTTTACCATCTCCAAAGCGTCGTCTCGCACGGAATCAGATTACTGTCGCTTATACCGGCCTTCATATCGCCAATCACATAATCGACTCCCCTGACATGAATCTTCTGCCGCATGCTGAAGCTGGCCAGATCGGCCGGTGAAAGATAAAGCATTTTCTTCAGCGCAAACGTGCGCGAACGGAATCCTTCATACACCCTCCAGTATTTTTTGGCCAGCCCGTTGGCTCCCGACCAGTTGAGTATCATATTGCCGTCGCTGGCGGTTGCTCTCGGGGCTCCGTTCTGCATGCCGTTCCAGATCAAAAAGCGGGCGGTGGCCACCGGCTTACTGTCTTTGTTAAGCGGACTGTAGCCTTGCTGATCTGTATGGGCAAACCCAGATCCGCCATCGGTTAACAACGTCGAGAACGCGCACTTTACCGGGATCAGTGCACCGCCTTCATTTTCGGCCGTTTCCGGCGTGGTATACTTATCCAGCTCCAGTGGCAGAGGTTTCATAGTCGCATCGTTCTGATCAATGTCGAACGAAAGCTCCAGACGGCCGTGCAGGTCAGGCAGCTTGGTATGACGCGGATCACCCTTTTCCGTCCAGTTGTATAAGGTCGGTTGCCGCAATACATCATCTACGAAATCCATCGTAATTACTTTACGCCGGACGTCAAAATCAAGGTACAGGTTAAACATCTTCCGGATTTCCTTCAGCAGATTCCGGGGGGAGATGGGAGGCAAATGGTTGCAGTAGGTCATCGTGGCGGCCTGATCCAGACTATGCAGGTTGTAAAAGATCAGCCGCTGACCGACATTGCTGTCCCACCAGTCACCACGGAAGGTCCAGCCCGTCAGCTGACCGATCCGAGCCAGCACCCACCGGACGAAGAACATCGGCACACGGGCATTGGTCATATAACCCGAGGCATACTGATTCATTATGCCGTCATAGCCCGCCACAGCGACGTTACCGTAAAACGACGGATTCAGCACGCTTGGCAGACAGTATTTAGCCGTAGTCAGATCCGGATCAGCCACCGGTGCCGCCGGTGCCGCTTCACTGCCCAGCTCCAGCATTTCCGACAACAGCACGTCCTGATAATCCCCGAACAGCTCCCCCAGATTCTGAGTAAAATACAGGTTAAATTCAGGATTAACCTCACGGAGTTTGATAAACCCGCGCTCAATTAAATTCGTGCTCAGATACTTCTCACAGTACCACCGGCGGCGCGGGTTACCCGCCTGCGGCAGATGGGCATACCCCAGAATCCGCCGGTTTGCCGGTGTGTCGGGCAGGTTAAAATCCAGCACTTTGGCTCCCTGAATGGTATCAAAATCAAACATCGGGTTAAACCGCTCCAGCACCAGCTGTGTACCGGGTTTGATATCTACCGACTCGCCTTCCAGTCTAATGTCTAACATGCTTAACTGAGCTAACGCTGCAACTTTTTGAAATTTTGTAACGCTGTAACGGCCTACAGATTCGAATCCCTGTTGACAGCTTCAATGTTATTCTGAATGTTAATGATATTGGTGACGCTCACATTGAGGTTCTTAGCCGCAATCTGCGCCAGATAACCATTGGCCGTATCGAGCTTAATGGAGATGGCACCCAGAGCAAAATTGGCATTGCCGAGTTTATCTACGGTATCGGCCGTATTCGTCTCAATGCCTTCCATCAGTTTCTGCGACTTACCGATTTCCTCATTGGTCATCGATACCGTATCATCGGCAGAACCGGCCGTGGTACTGCTGTAGCCGCCGTCATCTCCGCTGTAATCTCCGCCCATGTCCGACATTGCGGCATCCGCTTCGGCCTGCGCGGCCGCCGCCGCTTCTTCGGCTTCACGCTTTTTCTTGCTGCCAAAGAGATACATCTTTCCTTTCCGGAGCGGCTCCAGATAATCGCGGTAACTGCCGCCGTCTGACCCAACGATACCACCGGCTTTATAGATCGGTGCACCGTTGCGGTGCAGACTGGAGTGCAGCAGCCGGTCGATGATCGGTCTGTTGTTGGCGTAGGTGTTGCGGCTCAGGATCATGACCGGCTCCCCGCCTTCCATCTCGCCTTTTTCTTCGCCATAGGTACCATCCGGATTTCGCTCGACGATGGCCAGGCCGGACTCCCCGTAACGGGAGCCGTGACGCGGACCCACCGGCACCCCGCCGTTGACAAACCCGCCACGGGCAAAATCCGGTGGTTTCTGGGATTTGATGATCCCGATCTGAATCGCGGCCATTGCGGCCGAAGCCGCTACCCCGATCAGACCGAGCGGAAAGCCCATCGTGGCCAGCGATTTCAGGGCGGCCATTGCCGCGTTGATCAGCGCCATGGCAATCTGTAGCTTCTGGTCCCGCTTCCAGGCCGTCAGTTTCGCTTCTTTCTCCTTAGCCGCTGAATCCTGATTGATTTTATCGACCTCCTTGTCAAACTGCTCTTTCGAGATCTTGCCGGCCTTATACTGATCCTCCCAGCTCTTGACCTGCGTATCTTTTTCTTTCTGGATTTTCTTCAGCTGGGAATCCAGAAACTTCTGATTCAGCTGCTGCAGGGACTGCACCACCTGACCGGCCACCTCCAGTGTTTCGGTACCCTTCTGCGTAAAATCCTGAAGTTTCTGGTTATTGGCCGCTTTATCATTGGCCAGCTTCTTGTTCAGGAAGCCCATGAAGGCAGTGTAGTCGCCATTCATCAGGCCATTGATACCATCGAAAAACTCTTTGGTATTGGCCCGGCGTTTCTCCAGATGTTCCTGATTCAGGGCCGTCATATCCTGCGTGTGCTTCTGATCGGCGGCCGACAACTGACTGTTCTTCCATTCATTCAGGGTTTTGATCGCCTTCATGCGCTCATCATTGTCGCGCACGTTATCCTGAATCTCCTTTACCTTATCGGCATATTCCTTATTGATGGCCGCCGCTGTTTCGTTATACGACTGCTGAAGTTGCTGTTTACGCAGGTTCAGTTTCTGGCTTTCGGTCAGCGTGGTTAGGTTTAGCTGAAACTCCGAGTTGGTTTTATTGGTCGCCTGCTCATACTGGATCAGCTCATCAAACAACTGCTTCTCCTTCTGCTTTCTGGCCTCCTGATCGGCCAGATATTTCTCCATGGCCGCTTTTTCTTCAGCCGCTTTCTTATCGCGGAAGTCTTTCTGCACAGCAGCCACGTCGGCTTCATACTGTTTTTCGACCAGCTGCATCTGCCGGGTCTTCAACGCATGATCGGCCTTCGATTCGGTAATCCGTGCCCGTTCCTTATCCCGCTCAAATTCGAGCTGTGCCAGCTTGCGGGTCTGCTCATCGGCAATGAGTTCAATGTTGCGGCTCCGGATATCATTAACCGCATCAACATTCGCCTTTTTCTTTTCTTCAGCTACCTTTTTAGCATGTTCGGCTTCTTTCTGCTGCTCTTTCGTGCGGTGACCATCATTATCGGAACCCATGCCTGAGAGTGCATCTTTATTGGCGTTTAACATCGCCTGAGCTGATTTCAGAGCAGCGGCACTATCAGCACTGGTTTTCTTCGTGACATGAGCATCGTGATCGGCGGCATCTTTCGTCCGGGCAGCGGTCAGCTCCTTATCATAGGCCTCTTTGAAAGCGGTTCCCATCTTTTCGCCGGCGGCTCTGGCTTTAGCGGCCACGTCGTCGAGCCCCAGGAAAGCGGCTATTTTACCACCGAACTCCAGCAGTTTATTACCAAAGTCAGCGATGGCGTTCCAAAGGGACATGATCGCATTTTTGGCAGGCTCATAGAATGCCCCCAGAATCGCCTGAAGGGCGCCGGCCGCAAAACCGACGACGGCCTGTTGCAGATTCAGCCACAAAGCAACTCCTCGCTGGAGCAGCGAGAACAGGCCGGAAAACGCATCCTGCACCGGTGAAAGCATATCCCACAACACCTTCAGCGCCGCCCAGACACCATTGACGATTCCACGGAAGGTCTCCGATTTTTCATAGGCAATGACCAGACCCGCTGCCAGAGCGGCAATTGCCGTAATAACGATACCGATCGGGTTGGCTTTCAAAGCCGTATTGAGTGCATTCTGAGCCACCGTCCAGGCATTCGTCAGCACCACTTTTGCCTGTGTCAGTCCGTTACTGATGGTCGTCTGAGCGTTGGCCAGTGTTTCCTGCAACGTGCGTGATTTGGTCGCAGCGCCGGCGGCCGTCTCAGCCGTCGTGGTAGCAGCTGTGCGCTGGGCCCGTACCTGATCAGCCGCAGCAGCCAAGGTGGATGCAGCGGCTGCCGCCTTGTCGGCCGCGACTTTTGCCAGCGTGGTGACCTGCGCCTGAATCATATTGGCATTCAGCGTCACCAGCCCCAGCGCCAGTAAGCCGATCGCTGTTTTGTTCTCGGTCACAAACTGCGGAATGTTCCGGATCGCATTTAAAAACAGGACCAGACCGGAAACTGTCGTGGTGACCACCGGCATGAGGCCCACACCCAGTTCAGTCTTGAAGTTTTCGACCTGTTTTTTGGCTTTCTCCAGCTCGGCAGCGGCCGTCTGATTTTTCAGGTTAAACTCATTGGTCAACGAGGTACCTTCAGCCATCGCTTTGGCTGCCAGCTGTTGCTTATCACGTACCACATCGGTCTGGCTGGCCAGCAGACTCATCACCTTAATTGACTCTTGGGAGCCGACCTTCATTTCGGCCAGTCGCTGGGCCACCTGCGTATTACTCAGCCCCTTGAACGATTCGGCCAGTTTCAGCAGAAACTCATTCGGATTGGTGTTAATCAGCCCCTGAACTTCTGATTTAGCCATGCCCATCTGCTTGGCAAACGCGTCAATCTCGTTTGCCCCCGTCAGCATGATATTGGTAATACCACCGGCGGCGATTTCGGCCGATAGCCCAAGCTCCTGCATGGCGGCACCCAAACCCATCGTTTCCGATATCTGCGGAGCCAGGTTGCCCAGCTGACCGATCCGTGTGGTAAACTCGGCCACTACCGGAGCGGTCGCCGATCCGGCCGCCCCTAGCTCGTTCATGGCCGAACCGATCTGGTTGATAGCTTCGCCGGCGTTCAGGTCTTTGGTTTCCTTAAAAAGCTGCGACAGCGTTCCCATTTTAGACGCCACTTCTTCAGCTCCTCCCGAGAACTCATCCCCCAGCGCAACGTTGGCTTTGTCGGTCATCTCGACGAAACCGCGCATTTCATCGGTGGCAATACCGATCTGACCACCTACCTGCGCAATATCCAGCAGCGCTTCCTGACTACTGCGGGTATCCAGATTTTTCAGCGTTTCGTTCAGCCCTTCGACTTCTTCGGTTGTCATACCGGTGGCCTTCCGGATGTCGGCAAATGCATCGGACTGCTTAGCAGCTGCTTCTACGGACTCCTTACCGAAATCGACAACGGCGTCGATGACGTCATCGAGCTGAATGGCGGCAAAAGTGCTCAGGAAATCATCTTTCAGCTGTCCCCAGAGGCTGCTTTGCTGATCAACGGCATCATTGAGATTGCGCATTTCCTGCCGGACGTCGGCAATTTTGCCGTCGACGTCCTTGACCTGCTCCATCTTTTCCAGCCACTCTTCCGAGCCGATCTTGAGTTGGTTTAGTTCCTGGTGCAGCAGCCGGCTACTGGCCCTGAGCTCGTTCAGACTGGCATCATTCAGATCAATACTGCGGGTGTATTCCTTGATTTCGTCGGTAAGATCAGCCTGACGTCTGCGCAGTTCGGTATAGGCTTCTTTCTGCTCATCGGTCCATTCGTCCGAAACCTGCCCCATTTCCCGGAGCTCGCCTTTAACCTCACGCAGCTCGGACTTAAGGCCTTCCAGCGACACCGACGCTTCATCAGTATCTATCTCGGTCCGGAGCTTTACGCTTTCATCTAATTGTCCCATTGGATGTGAATAAAAAAAGCCACGCGGCAAGGTGCGGCGTGGCTTTCGGGCAAAACAGGACAATATTTCAGTCAGTATCTTCTTCTGCAGTCATTTTGATCTGTGCGGCAATCCATTCCGAGGTACGCCAGGCAAGTCGCTTCTTACCGACATTCACCATATTCATTTTGGTTTCGTTGTACCACGTTCCGGAATAAGGCCGTTTGGTGGTATACACCTTGCGGCTGAAACTGATACCGGCCGCAATCCTGCGCACGGCATTTGGTACGGTGGCAATGCGTGAGCCGGTACGGTCCCAGTAACCGGATACATAAGCAAAATTTCCGATACCCACCTTCTCTACAAAGAATTCCATCGCATCGATGGGCGGCATACTGCCCCGATAGCGGAGCTGGCGCATATCCTTGAAGCGGCCATAATTCAGCAGATCTATTTCAGCGGCCACCTGCGTAGCCGACCGCACAATATGATACCGGAATGAGCGCATCAGCTCTTCAGTCAGCACCAGCCGTTTGGCTTCCAGCGCCCGCCGGAAGTATAACAACGCATCGGCCGTCAGCTCCTCGAGCACTTCCGTCGCTATTTCGTCGAAGGTTAAATCCATGATCAGAAAAACGTAAAAGAGCCAATGTTTTCCGTAGCGGCATAAACGCCACCCGTGTTCACATAATAGTGTGCCGTTGCGGCCGGTACAACCGTTCCCCGCAGTGACGCCGGCAGTTGCAGTACGTATTGGGGTACGAACGCACCGAACGGCTCATTGATCACACACGGACCGGCCGACCATTGCATGTTGGTCATCGATGCCGCAAAGCGAAGTTTCATGGTCAGCGTATAGCTCTGATCCGGATTGCGGGTTAACAGAATATAGATGGCCGTCCCGTTATCATAAACCGACTGCGTGGCATTGACACAGGCTCCGTACTGATCGGCATACGCCTGCGTATTAATGGCCGACCACGCCACTTCGGCCTTCGCATCGGCATCGGCCTGACTGATCCCGGAACCATACTGACCGGCGGCTACATTGATTAAGGCACTCGACCCGATGGTACCGGTACCACACCCCTGTTTGACATAGGTTCCATACCGGTTAATGGCCACGTTCAGATATGGCGCCAGCGTACACCCGCCGTATTGATTTGCATACGCCTGACTATTGAAGGCCGACCACGCCACTTCGGCCTTCGCATCGGCATCGGCCTGCGAGATTTCAGAACCATAGGTACCTGCATCAATCACAATCAATGCCGTTGACCCTACCTGATTTGGCTGACAGTTGTTTCGGTGGAACGTTCCGTACCGCTCAATCCGGACATTGAGAAACGGAGTCACCACACATGACTCCGCTTCCTGAGGCGGAATGTAATCGGTACTGTCCGGCAGATTGATCACAATCACCGGCGGGATAACCGGCTCTCCGGTATTGAGATAAATCTGACGGCGAAGCGTGGTAATCTGACGGCCGGTACGCTTTCCGTTGGCGTCCAGCTCACAGGCAAATGTAAAGCTCTCCCAGGCTGTCGGCTGGGTACTGGATGCCACCGGCGTGGGCAGGTTAGAGATATTACGCTCCTTATTGGCATACAAAAACGAAAACTGCCGGCCGATCAGCTGCTCGTCGTCATTTGCGGCCAGATAGCTGTCACCCTGAAGCACCAGCGGCAGGTGTGCACGGTCTGTTACCAGAAATATATCATGCGACATGGCCAGCTCCTGAAGCCACGTACGCTGCAAGGGGGTCAGGTATTCGGTATTGACAATCAGCTCACGGGTTCCCTGCACGTCGGTCACCACCTGCTCGGTATAGCTGGCAATACCATAGGTATCCCCCGCCCGCTCGGCTACCGATCGCGCCGGTTTCAGCGATTCGCTGCCGGTACCGACCAGGCTCAGCGTATCGACCCCGCCTAATGAATTCGAAAAGAGAATAAACCGGCATTGCCGGTAATACCGTTGATCGGGATAATACCGGCGTACTGCGCTGATCCGTTCCGTACTCTCGTTCGATAGCCAAACCTGGTAAAACTTAACCCGCTTTTCTTTGGCAAACGCCCCCACTACCGTCGGCCCGACCGGTATACAGTAAACTGTCATTGATGAAATATCAGTTGCCGTCAGCAGCGTTGCTGTCTCTGTCGTATCGTCATCGAAGGTATACTGCACCCGTAACCGGAGCTCCGCCGGCGACGGACTCAGGTTATTGAGAAAGTAAAGGAACTCGGGTTGTCCGGGCAGGACTTTCTTGCTGTCAGGTTGCCAGGTCAGGAACCTTCCGGCCAGTGCAAACGAGCTAACAAACACGCCCATTCCCCAGAATGCGTAATCGCGCTCGGCAATACCGGCTTTGATCATCCATTCGGTATTTGACTGATCAGAGCTCGCCGTATTATTCTCGTAAATGATTGTCTGAACGGTGTAAAACTGCCGTGTCATCTGCTCGCAGATGCTGATATACTGCTGGTTGAACTTAGGTAGCGAGACCGCCAGCAGGGAATCAGCAATATCCTGAAGTTCGAACGACGCACCGGCATATACCAGATTCCCGCCGAATTGTCGGGGTGGTGCTTCAGAAGCCTCCAGCGGGTTGGCCGTCATTTTGGTGAATGTATTGGCCCGGAAAAACTCCTGCACGTACAGATCGGCCGTGTAGCGGATTTCGGCCCGGTTGGGATAGGTCACAGGGTTGAGCGAGGCCTGCCGGATAACCAGATAATTCCGGCTCAGCCGGACCGGCAGATACATGGCGGTAGCAAACGGATCAATCATCGCTTATAAACGGTTGACAGGTTGAACGTAGCCATAAACTCCATCCGGAAACCGTAATGACTATCCAGCCAGAGCTGGCTGACGGCCTCCTTTTTAATACCCGTGACCTCACAGATAATTGACCCGTCTTTTGTGTCTTTGTGAAGCTTGCTTTGCAGCCGGTACAGAATGGACAAAGCGCTGTCATACGCCCTGATCTGCGCGTCATGATCATCCTGAGGGGCATCAAAAAGTACGGAGATACCCGACTGAAAAACTTCGTTGAAGTTATGATTACCGGTCGAGTCGGAAATGATGGTCGGCTGCTCCAGCCAGGCAAAGGGGTAGTTAAAATCGGGGTGCGAGCGGGGCGCTTCCAGTCCGAGTTCGACTGACCCGAACATAAAAAAGGTTAGTTCCGGATCATTGTCGGCCCATTCCTGAAAGTAGGCCACATAGTTTAGCAGGGTACCTGTCTTCATACAAAATCCTGTTTCCGGCAAAGATGCCAAGCGGCAATTGCCGGAAACAGGACATAATCTTTAATAGTATCATGTCAAAAAAATAATTTCTTAAATTTATAGCGCTTTGTATAGCGCTTCACAGAGGCAAACTCTTTTACAATTAGCATTATTAACATTCTTTACCCACTTTTAGACAAATGAATAATTACGACTTACTAATTTTATCTGCTGATGAATTTGAAAACTTCACTAGAGATCTTTTACAAGCCAAGCTGAATGTATTCATTGAGAGTTTTACAAGTGGCCCAGATGGTGGTATTGACTTAAGATATGCCACAGATAAAAATAAAAAAATAATTATTCAAGCCAAAAGATACAAAGACTACAATTCACTGATAAATAACCTAAAAAAAGAAATCAAAAATCCAATAAAATTAAATCCAGAGAGATATATAATATCAACAACAGTTGGATTAACACCTAAAAACAAAGAAGATATCCTAAAACTATTCTCCCCTCACATAAAATCAACAGAAGATATTATCGGAAATGATGACTTACAAAATCTTCTAAGTTTACACAAGAAAATTGAATTAAAATATTTCAAGTTATGGATTACCAGTACAAGGGTACTTGAGAAAACCTTACACAGTAAAATTTACAATCAATCAGAATTTGAAATCGAGGAAATACGTAATCAGGTAAAACTATTTGTTCAAAATAGAAGCTTTCATAAAGCACTAAGTATACTAAGTAAGTACAAATATGTAATTATTTCAGGGATCCCCGGAATTGGAAAAACAACCTTAGCTAGAATGCTAACATTACGTTTTCTATCCCAAGAATATAATGAGTTTATTTATTTAAACAGCTCAATTGATGAAGCTTATCAATATTTCAATATTAATACTAGTCAAATTTTTCTATTTGATGACTTCCTTGGAAAGAATTTCTTTCAATATGATAACAATAAAAATGAAGACGCAAAAATCATTAAACTAATTAATAAAATCAGGAGCAGCAATAATAAATTAATCATTTTCACTACTCGGGAATACATCTTAAACCAAGCTATGTTTTCATTCGAGGAATTTACATTAAACCATATTGATATAGCAAAGTGTACAATTGATTTAACATCTTACACAAGTATAATCAAAGCAAAAATACTATACAATCACATGTTTTTTGCTGAAATACCTAAAAGTCATTTAAGTGACCTAATGAAACATAATAATTTATCAAAAATAGTAAACCATAAAAACTATAACCCGCGGATAATTGAAGCAATAATTAATAAAAAAATTTGGACTTTATGCAACAGCACTGATTTTTCCAATCAGATTAAATCTTACTTTGACAACCCAGAAAGCGTCTGGTTGCATACATTTCAAAAGGCTCTTGATCCTATCTCAAAATACACCTTGCTTGTCTTACTAACACTTGGAACTCCTTTGCTACTAGAAGATTTAGAGGAAGCATTGACATCATTTTTAAAAAACAATCAAAGTGAATTGAATTTATTTTTCGACCCTTTAAAGTTCAATAAATCAATAAAAGAATTGGAGAATACATTTATTAAAACCCAAATAGATGAAGATAAGTCTATAATTATCGAATATCAAAATCCATCTATTCAAGACTTTCTATTAAACTACATTAGAGATAAAAAATATTTAATAAAAAACCTAATTAATGGAGCAATATTTAAAGCACAATTCTTTACAATATTCACTTCTTTAGACGAGGAATCAGAAAATTATTACTCCAAAATAAAACTTTCTCCGGAATTAGCGAAGCAAGCATTCGAGAAAATAAAAAGCAATTATCATAATTTAAAAAACTTAAATTTCAATGTACAACATTCCCCTTTTGACGAAAATGAATTCTGGAGTTTTTCTATTGAAAATGAATACAGTTTCTTATACACATTATTAATTGAGTTGCAATCAATCAAAAAAGAGGTCGAAGAATTTGTCAGAATCGAATTTAACAAGATAATATATATACAAACTTATGATTTCAATGAACAAGATAAATATATTAAAATTTTCGAGATGTTAAAACATTATTCTCTAGAGTTTGATGGACTAATGGTAATTGATAGCTTTTTTAAAAATCTCATTAATCTCAACAATTTTATCAATTTTATTTCACTAAGAAATATTTTACCTGACACTTATAAAACATATACAAGCTCAAGGTCTTTTGAAGAAAATTTACGCATTATAGTCAACGAAGAATTAAAATCAGCAACACCATATGCCCTTGAAGAACTAGCAGAGAATATGATAATATTATCGAAAGAATTCGATTTTGATTTTGAGCAAGAGTTTTCAACATTAAACTATAAACTCAGCGAAAAAAGAGATTCATATAATGAGTATTATGATGAAGAAAGATCTCATGAAACTTATGCTCATAGTGAGTATCAAGAACTTGACGAAGAAAAACAAATCGAAGACTTGTTTAATGGTTTACTTAATCAATAACTAAAATAACGTATATTCTATTACACATTAACTTGATTCGCACTGTTTCGCTTTAAGGTCCTGTGCTTCAAATACAGCCAGATCGTATGGCAGTTTTCAGCACATACCTGCTGAAACTGTCCATGTGTCCCCAGCTCAGCCACCTGCTCCAGACATGTCAGCCATCCCTCCCCGTTCTTGTACAGGGGTGGCGCTTTTTCTTCCGGATCACCGCCGAATACTTCCCCGTACCGCTCCAGAAACGAGCGGTTCAGGCTTTCAAAGTATTGAACTACCGCAATAACTACCCCGAAATGAAGCTTTGAAAATTCAGCGGCCCGCTCGTCGGCCAGTACTGAGTTGTATTCTTCACGGGCATCGCCGTTCCATTTCACTGACCGGCGAAAACTTTTGATATCCGTCCGCTGCGGGCGGCATAACGTGGCTACCAGCTTCAGCGCCGCTTCCTTGTGGCCTTTGGCAAATTGCAGGTAGTAGATGTTGGCCATCGCCAGCTCAATGGCCGACGTATTGGCAAAGCCTTCGGCAGGCAGCAGGTAGTCTTTGCCGTTGAGCGTAAAATGCCCGAATGGCTGGCTGGTAACCGGCGTTTCAAACGCCCACTTTACCAGCTTTTTCAGCCGGTAAAGCTGCTCGCCGTTCAGCTGCGAAAGCTGCTTTACCTGGCAATCTGACAGAATCCGGAGCATCATTACCGTATAATGCGCCTTCCGGAGTTCGTGCTTCTCAACACTGGCAGACAGCTGGAGCAACAGTCCGTTCTTGAGCTGCTCAGGGGTGCATTCCTGCCAGCTGTCTGCCACATGATATTCCCGCTCACTGATCCAGAACTTTTTCATCGGAATAAACCAAACTTAGCTGCAACAAAAACCACTACCCCGATCCGCCAGCTCCAGTTCTCCAGCCGTGACATACGCAATTGCTGCCGGGTTTGCCGGCCATCCCCTTCGGCCTGCTGCTGCAAATTGCCGGTAGCCTGCTGCTGACGGTTGATCCGTCCGAACTCGGCATCTTTCTGCCGGATCGTATGATTCAGGTAAGCGATAGTTGAGTCTTTCAAGGCCTGCGCTTGCCGGCAGGTTTCCAGATCGATCCGCTGTTTCAGGATCAGCCGCGCGCCGGCTTCGGTTAGTACGATGGGACGGCCGGGTAACGGCCGGATACTGTCGGCCAGGCTCATTATAGTACCGGTCGATTTCCCGCTGCAGGTCATCACCGTGCAGCTGATCAATATCACGCTTAAGACTATCTGCATATCCGAAAAGAAGTAAAAGTTGCTTATCCGTTGCGGCCTGACGCCAGAACAGTTCCTGATTGATGGAATCCTGCCGGTGCAGGTTTTTGTAGTAGGCCGTCGAGTCATACGGCAGTGTCTGTACAACTGACCGGCGGTGACCGTTGATCAACACTACCAGCAGGACAGCCAGCGCCACGATCAGTATTACCCAGACCTTTATCCGTATGGTCTGGTCAAGCATCTCTGACAGGCTTTCTGTATGCTGCGGGCGGTCCGGTGGGGGCGGCGGTGGTACTGGTGGCGTTGTCATAGTACCAGCCCTCTCAGTTTCAGGTACTGCTTTGTCTCCGTATGGTCGAAGTCTACCGTCAGTTTAGCGATACCGGCCACCGTCGCTGACAGGATGGTCAGCCCTTCGGCTATCAGTTCCACAACCGCCGGTACAGGGATTCCGGCGGCAGCGAGCTGTGTCTGAAAAGCCACCAATGCCGCAGCCAGGGCCGCCACCCAGATGCCGCCGGTGACCAGCGGTTTGAAGAACTTGCTGGTCGGCAGCTTGAGCCGCTCCGTCAGCGTGAGTTGATTGTTCATGAAACATGTGTAGTGAAAAGTGAAAAACTACTCCTTGAAAAGCCGGATCTGATTCCGGACAATGTTTTTGGGCCGCACCAGATCAGTATGCACCCCCTGATTGGGACTGCCGGTATTACCGCCGACCGCTCTGAAAATGCGTATGCGCGGATCAAGCGGCCAGTACTTGTTAAATTCTACATGCGACCACGTGCGGTAGGTGACGATATCACCCGGTAAGGGCATTTGACCAGCCTTCAGAAAAAAAGGTTTGAGCGTGTTCCAGCTTGCCACCGACGCCATATTGATCTTTCTGACCGCTCCGCTGACCAGATCACACTGAATCAGCACCCAGCCCACAAACGCCCCGCAGTAGGGCTTTGCCCTGCCCGGAAGCTTTTCCGGACTTTTCCAGCCGATTGCCCGGAAATACACATTGATCTGTTTGTGATCGTTGTTGTTGGTCGCTTCACGGACATAGGTCTGTGATTCGGCCGTGCTGATGATGCAAGCCCGTTTCTGCTGGATGCTGTCTAGGCGTACAGGGCCTGATAGAAGCTGGCAAAAAGCTGGGTGAACAGCCAGACAAGCAATAAGATAGAGCCCAAAACCGCCCACGCGGGCGCTTCGGATAATACACTCTCGAACGTACGTTCTGATTCGACGCGGTTGTGCCATATGCGGTATAGTTGTGGAAAGAATAAGCGGATAAACAGCACCCCGACCAGTACCGTCAGAAACGTCAGCGTAAAGGAAAGCAGCGCCCGTACCGGTGCATTCTGGAACATGCTGTGTCCCATCGCATTGTTGGGATCAGCGGCTACCTTACTACCGAAGTAATACGTCGCCAGCGCACTCAGCAGAAACATGCCTATGGTGTACCAGATCGCCCGGGTAGTCGAGAGCGCCGGTTTACGGGCCGTCTGACCGGCTGCCTCAGGAGCTTTTTCTGCAATACCCAGATCGGCCGCCAGCTCAGCCGCTTCGGCTTCAGCGGATTTGGCCAGATTCAGGTAGTCTCTGGCCACCTCGGGCTCACTCCGGAACTTGTCGGCCATTTCCCGCCAGTCGACGGCATCCGAACGCAGACCGTTCAACTTCTCCAGCTTTTCCTGACGGATCGCTTCGTTGGCCTGCTGGCGCTTCTGGGTCAGCTCCTGCAGCTTGGAGCTCAGGGATTCTTCCTGCTGATCCAGATCAGACAGTACTTTCGAAAACTCATCGGCTTCCGGTTTGGGAGCCTGCCCTCCATTACTGTGAATCCGGCGGAATGGCTGGTCTTTGTGGTTGTTTTTTGCGCTCATAATCATAGCACGAATGGTTGTTGTGGATCGTTATTGGCCGGTAGCCGGTATGGTTTCTTTTCGGACACCGTATAGGCATCCGACTGATAGTAGGCAGGAAAAACCGTTGGTGAAGCCTTATGATCGAGGTACTTTTTCAGCTTCATGGTCTCGTTGCGGGCCTCCCTGTTACACTCAGCCTTTATCTCGGCACGGCGGTTTTCAGGCAGCACATCCTCATTGACAATCCCGTCCGTTTCGGACAGGTAGCGCAGATCGGCATTGATATTGATAAAGGTCACCGCGCGGCTGAAAGCATCATTGGCCACAGCTGACCGGATCATTTTAAGCGCTTCCGACTCCTGAGCCGTCCAGCTGTAGGTTCGGTCAGGCAGTTTGCCTTTCAGATACGTATAGAAGCTCTCCCCGATCAGCGGCCGGATCAGGTCGTTTTCCGCCTTGATAATGTAGGGCCTTAGCGCCACATATAACCGGCGGCTGTTCTGGACCGCTCCGAAGTACTCCGTATACTCGGTGGCCGTTGCCAGAAACAGCGAATGGCTTACCGTGTAGGCATTGGAATTGACCCAGACCGGAAAACTACCGACATGTTTTTCAAGATATTGCAGCACCCGTTCCAATGACCGGTCCGCCTTATCGCGGGCTTCCTTGATCCGGGCAACAATGGCCCACTTGCCGGGAGCCTGCATGTTGGGCGGACTGGCAACGGCAACGCCTAAGTCCCCTTTCTGGAGCATAATGGCCAGCTCACTGTCCATTTCCACAAAGTGGCAAAGAGCAATCCGGATGCGCTCAATCAGCGTTTCCTCGAGCGGGGTTGCCGTAACCACATCTGTCGCCGCATTGATCTTTGTCAGCAGATGGTCATACAGCTCTTCCCCGATGGCAGGCACAATATGATCCAGCTCCGCCTGACGCACGAACGGTGCCCAGGTATCCCAGGTCGTTTTCTTCTGGATACCGCCTAACAGGCTTTTCAGAACGGGCAGCGTGTTAATTAGCATTGTCAGTGTTGTTTGGATTGGCACCGGCATCCGTCGGCGTTACATCCGGGTTATAGACTTCGATATCCTCAAACCAGAACTGAATATCAGCCGCCCAGCCATTGAGGCGACGGGCAATCCAGAGCGGCCGGAGCAGTAACTGACGGTCGGCAAACGTGCGGAACTTCTGCTGGAAATTAGCCGCCACTTCCAGTTCCTTTCCGGAACCACCCAGCCGCCCACCGGTATCCACGCCCGCCAGTGCCGGCAAGATACCATGGCCACTGGCCTGAGCGGCTTTGGCCGTGTTGTACAGCTGCACGTAGGCATCGTCGGTCATGGTGTTTTTCAGCGGGATAATTTCCACGCCTGGCAGGGCTTTCATGCCCACTAAATCCTGTTTGTAGAAAGTCACCACGGCCCGGTCAGACTCGCCGGCCAGACTATTTTTCATCTGCTTGAGCACCGCATCCCGGAAGGCATCCTTTTCTTCCTGCGTCTCCAGTCCTTCCTTTTCGAAATAATCATCCGGTATCTTGATCAGATACTTGATGTTATAGCCGTTGGTCAGCCCCGACATGTGATAGGCCGGAATCTTGTTGGCCACTTCCGTCCATGAACGGGTTCCCCACCAGGCCGCAAACGAGTAAAACGGCTGACCGGGCAGGCGGTGCTTAGCGTGGTAAATCGACGATGGGAACGCCAGCGGACGCGCCGGATCATAGACCGGTACCGTCACCGAATCATCCACCCTGAAATGACGGGTTCCATACCCGGCATTCAGCAGGAAAGCGGTCGGCCTGCGCTCATTCGGCTGTAAGGCCCGGTAGCGGGTTTCAAAACAGTCGTTTACGTCAAACGGCAGCACCTTGCCGTCACGGTCGAGCGTGATCCGGGTAAAATGCTGGCCGGCGTAACTGACCTGCCCTGCCGTATCGATCCAGTAACCCGACTCGTCGAGCGCCGCCGTGAAGTCGCTGATGGCGGTATAATCCGCATGGGTCGTGGCCAGCTCTTCATAAATGCGCTGCTTGCCTTCCTTGCGGACCGTACCGAACCGGAGACCCAGACCAACCAGAAAATCACGGCGGGTATTGATCAGCTCCCACTTAACGTCGTTGTCGGTCGCCAGCCGGTGCATGAGATTCGGCTGGTTATCTTTCAGGCCCCAGGGGATATGATCGGTTAAACCGGGGGTGCGAAGCGGGGACGTGCGCGGGCCGTAACCGGTATCGCCTGCCCCCGGATATACTTCCACAAATGCACCCAGTTTCGATGGCTCATCCCTGAGCAGAAAGATGTTATTGCTTATCTGAACAACTCCTGACATAATTAATACGGGTGAACGACGGTCATTTCATTGAACTCAACCAGGCAGTCAATGTACACGTCGAATGTGTGGTCAATGGCAGGTTGATACAGGCGAAGCAGTCCGGAGCGGTTTGATTGTTTCTGATCACCCAGTCCGTTGGTAGTGGGCAGACGGGTACAGCCTACCTTTACCGAAATGTTTCCGTCTGTCTTCCGGAACTTCACCGAAAAGACGGCGCCGGGTTTGTTAACCAGGGCCAGTACTCCGCCTTCTCCGACCAGATTGATCTTCTTTTTACCTGTCATTTGCGTGCTGAAATCCGGTACAATCTTAGTTTTTAACCGGTCAAGGCTACAGGACGGGTTTGTTTAGCGGCCAAACGGGGGCGGTTTTCAATGCTTTTTCCGGCAATTGTCAGCGATTCAGGCGGTTAAATGAAAAACGGCGGGCAAAACACTGTTTTTCCCGCCACGAACTGGCCCGCACTTTACCGGATGCGGCCCTTGCCGGTTCAGTTTTTCGGAATATAACATTGTCACTTTCGAAAAAATCGGATTGATTTTTTTGCAGACCATGCCACTTACATGCTGGCAATGTGATTCTGAAGCGGACCACGGTTGCCGATCAGATTTCTGTACTTTCCCCAGAGCAGATAATCCAGTGCATCAGTGCCATCGGTTGCATACTCACGGTTGCGGGCCTGCTTTTCACTGCTCTTGTCTTTCTTAAAGCTGCCGTCGGTCTTAACCGGCGTTGACTTCATAGCGATCAGCAGTTCTTTGTTGTAGTGGCGGTTGAAGCGTACTCGTGGTGTCCGCGGGTTGCTCTGCTCCATAAGCAGACTGATGAGTGTGTACTTGTCTTTATGACCTGGGTTCTTTCTACTGCCTGGCTCCTGATAACGGCGTACGATACGCCACCCCTTACTCTCCAGTACTTTACAGTAGGTCTCAAAGAAAGGCCGGTTTTCCTGATCGTTACCGGCACTGCGGTTTTTGCCCGATAAATCACCCCATACGTGCACCACTTTACGCTCATGGGAAGCATAGGTTTCACACCATTTTTCGGCCAGTGCCTTGATCAGGTTTTTGTCCGTATCGGTCAGCGTCGATTTTTCAAACATTGACCGGATCACCCTGAACTCACTACCGACTTCCTGACCGGTCACACACCAGCAGATATCGGCGTTAAAGTCCAGACTTATTTCCAGATCCTTGTCCGACAGATAATCGTTGGAGCGGTAAACGTGCAGCTTCAGTTTATCATCCCACTGATAATCGTAGCACTGCGTATAGTAGTGGATATTTTCTGACAGGGCGAAGTAAAAACAGTTGGGTAATTTGTCGATCCGCTTGTTGAGCACTTCGACGTCAAACTGTAAATCTGTCAGTACATCCCTGAGCGTTTCGGCATAGTCATCGGGCAGAACGTCGGCGTTATCCAGATAGGTACTCTCCAGCCAGAGGTGTGTCGGCGGAATCTTTTCCTTTTCGGCTGTGGCCATCTCTGCCCTGAGCGCCATCATTTTCAGATACGCTTCTTCCGTTTTGAGAATCCACTTCCCCTGATCTGTCCAGGGAGCCGACGTAAAATCGTAGAAAGATTTCCATTTCCGGCTTTTCGAAATTGCCCGGTAACGGTTGGCCCGCATGGTCGGCAAGAGCACTTCACCAATAAAGCTTTCCTTGATCTGCGCCGATTCGTCGGCCCGAACAGCATCAGAGTTAATCCCCCGGTGCGTCTGGGCGTTATCTTCTGACACAAACTGATAGGATAAGCCATTGATAAAACTCATGGTGTACGGTATGGCCCGCTTGCCGACCGGTTCCCACGGGCGCTCCCAGTGATCCGGCGGCTGAATACCGACAACATACACACCCCAGGGCGTATGTTTGGTATACTCGTCGAATCCGCAGGCCTTGAGACCTGCCTTGAGTCCGGGCAGTACAACCGAATCAAGCTGAACATAGCTGTTACCGGCTAATACTACTTTGCCTTTGGGCAGCTCAAAGAAGTTTTCGTAGGTATCAATAGCCAAGGTACGGGTTTTGCCCGAACCACGGCCGCCCATAAACGTTTTCCGCTTTGCCCGGGAGCGCAGAAACTTGGTTTGCTTGTCATTGGCGTAGATGTATCTGGTATCATCCCGCTGAGCCATCCGCTTACTCATCGTCGTCACGCTGCTGCTGCTTAAGAATATTGACGTTGTTGACGAAGACAATATTTGGTTTCACCATGAAGTCTTCCGGATCAAAACCGGCCGCATCTTCTCGGTACAGGCCTTCCAGCCGTTTGGCTTCTACCCACGCTTCCTTGGCGGTTTTGTAATCCTTATCGGCACGGGCCAGGTTGCTCAGCATCTCCAGATAAAGCACAGCCGCGCGGGTTTTGCCTTTTTTATGGACTTCACGGGCATTACCGTAAATGTGGTAGGATTCGTCGATTATCACGCGGGCCATGCCTTCCTTGATACCGAACTGTTTCTCCAGCGACGAGCGTACCATTTCGTCCGTGCGGCCAATGGACACCATGCCCCAGGCAAACGAATACTTCAGAAACATATCCTGCTGGGTAGCGGTCAGGCAGGGCTTCCGGGGTTGCTCCGGATCAGGTTCCCAGGCAACTTCATCATTTAGGTACTGTAAGTAAACTGACAATTTATCCGTGTTGACGCCCAGCTGACGGCTCATACGGCGAATGGACGTCCCGTTCTTTTTTGATTTTGGCATGGTCTCTCTACATAAAAGCCTGCTGCAAGTTGCAGCAGGCTTCATGCTCAAAACAGGACGTTATCAGTCAAACAACCCGTTTCCGGCCGGATTACTGATGGCATCCTGTGCCCGGCTCCGCATCTCCTTTTCCCGGTCTACCTCATAATGCGGGTGCAGCAGCGTTCCCTCGGTGAAAAAATGGTACCACGACCGCCCCAGACGGCGGCCACGTTCATTATGCTTATCGAGGGCGTAGTCTGGTATCGGAAAAAACCGGAATTTATGGGTCAGCCACGCCCAGATCAGCGTCCAGTCGATCATCCGGCTTTTGCGCGCGCGGCTGAGCCGCAGAATGGCGTGGGTCAGAAACAGCCTTTGCGGCTCATTTTTATCTTCTTTCTTCTTAGCCTGCTCCCGGTGCATTTCGTATAACGCCCAGATTTCGGCCGGCAAACCGGGTTCAGCCAGGCCAACATCTTCACTACACAGAATCCGGAGCCGCTTCCAGGTATATTCGACAAAACCTGAATTATAGAGCTCGACTGCCCAGTACAGGGCTTCATCTTCCTGCCCCCGACGGATGCATTTAATCATGGCGCTGGATACCTCAAAGAGGTCATATCCTTTATCTGTTTTTTGTTCGTATTTACCCATTTTTATTGTTTCTTTGCCTTGTCTGATGATAGAATTGAACATCCTGTATTCAGATTAATGCCCGGCGTGACAGCGCCGGGCATTTCCATTTAGAACAGGGTTACCTGAGCGACATTAATCAGCTTTTTGCGGACACCCGTTTTGATATGCATCCACGCATCCCGGAGCGCTTCACCAAAAAACAGCCAGCGGCCGGTCTTAAAAATGCGCCATGCTTCGCGCATTACGTGTTTCAGAAATGACTTCTTCTTCGTCATTTTCGGGTTCTCAAACTTGCGGGGTTTCCTCGTGTAAATTCCCATTGAACATCCTTATAATCAGGGTTTTGTTTGTGACTGATTACATATAAAAATCTCCCGACAGAACGGATAAAAAAAGCGTTTTCCTGAAAAAATTCACCGATAAAACGCTAATTTTCAAGCAGTTAAAACAGGCTTAGCTGGCCGTGTTTCGACATTTTCACGGCCGGTGGTTCCGGTGCCGGTATGGCCGGATTTACTGCCTTTTTCTTTTCCCACTCGGCTTTTTCCTGCTGCCACAACCGCCATGTATAGCACTGTTCTTTTTGAATGGGCACAATGCTCAGCCACCCGCCACGATTCAGGTATTTATTGATCTCATACCCAAACCGCCAGTCGTCGGGATTCAGCGAATCCATACAAACCGCCTGCCCGACACAACCGTGCAGGCACATGTTTACGGCCGTCATTTTTGCGCAGATGGCATCCAGATCGGCGCCGTACTGGAAATTACCCGAAGCATGGGCATGGAACGAGAGCAGGAGCCGCCCCGAACCGCAGGCCGGATCATTGATCGTTTTCCCGACCGGCTTGGGGTCGGTGAGCTGTAAGGTGGTCATGAAGTCGCAGACACACTCGGGCGTAAAGAATTGCCCAAGTGCGTCCCGCTTACCACGGCTGGATAGAATCTCATACAAGGTTCCTAAGGAATCATACCAGCCATGTTCGCGGTCGTTAATCATCCGATGCTGCACCATTACCCATTCGTTGGTCATCCGGACAAACCAGTCAAGGTCCTTGTGCTTTTTCTTTAACCGCTCGTACTCTCCCTGCCGGACGGGCATAAATGACTCGACCAGAAAATCAATCCAGTCGCGGAACGAGTCCGCGTAATCCCAGCTGTAATCCTTTTCCGAAAATATCTTATTGAGCGCCCGCAGCTCGTGCGGCACGTCGGTTGTCTTTGCCATGTCTGTAAAATGAAAAAAGCCGCCCGGTCGGGCGGCTCTGGTAGTTAGAAAGGAACTTCGTCGAAGGTTGGTACCACGTAATAACAGCTCTTGAGCAGGTGCTCCGCGTAGTAGTCTTTTATGCGGAAAGTCGTAATGTTTTTGAAGCGTTCTTCAATATACTCCAGCTGAAGCTGAGCCGGATTTTTGTACATGCCTGGTTTGTGGGCCCGTACAAAATCAATGGCATCCTGAAGCGTAATCTGCCGACCACTCATGGCTGATATTTCTTCGATCTGCACATCCAGATTCAGGCCGTCTTTTCTGAACCACGATTTGGCGACGTCGGGCAACCAGTTCGGATCGCCATGTAGTTCAAAATCGCTTTTGGGGAAAGGCCGCAGGTTATCGGCCAGAATGGACTGTACACTTACCCAGCTTTGGGCATCCGGTTTGGTTTTAAGCCAGAGCTGAGCCAGTTCCAGTGGGTTTTCGGTGCGATCTGCCAAATACTTATCGTACTCATCGGCGGGCAGATCAATAGGGGTTGGTGTTGGCAGGTAAGCCAGATGCGACACGGTGTAGATATTGAGCTTCGCACATACCAGCTTATCGAGGTTGTTAATGTGCATACGCCGGCCAACTTCCGTGGCCCAGGCCTGATACTCGGCTTCACTCTTACCCGTGTTCTGAACGAAGCGTTCCTGATTACGGAGCCGAGCGGTAGTAGTCTGATTTTCTTTCATTTATCTGAGAATGATTAATTGAACATCCCCAGTAATTTCTCCCAAGAAAACGGATTTACAACTTTCAAATCTTATTTTTTTTACATTTGCTATCTCTATTTAAAAATATAACTTTCACGCTAATTAATTCAATTAAAACATGAATCAAAACCCCACTCCTGATCCTGTCAAATCTTTGCGTAGAGATATTATTCGCTCTGCCGCTCAGGCTAAGATAGGTGCACTTCTAGTTCTTTTAAAGCGTTATGAAGACAATTGGATCAAACAAACAACCGCCGAAGGCTACGTTTGGCATGCTTCAGATTCCAGAGCCATTGGAAATGCATTGAAAGGTGAATACTATGACAAATATTCTTCTGCTGCGACTAAAGAGCTTTTAGTACAAGAACTTGGCTTGGCAAGTGATCCCACAAGAGATTTTATTTTTTCTGCAATAAATTCAGAAGAGTACAGTGAAATTAAGTCAAGACTTAATTCAATGGCGGAAGAATTAATAAAGCTTGCTGCTCTATTATAAATATGAGGCTGCTTAGAAAAACCATCTTACTTTAAATTGTCTCATAAAAGACAATTTAAAGTAAGATGGTTTTTCTAAGCAGCCTCGTAGCATATTAACTAAAAGGCAAACTTATAGTCTTCTGGAACGGATGCTTCAACTGGCTTTTCCCGCCAGCCTTCTTCAAAGTAACAACATCTGATCCAAATATTTTCTGCAAGTAGTTAAAATCCTGCTCTTCAGCGCCAAAGTTCCTAAACTCAGCTAAGCCCCCGGCGTTTACGAACGTATCCCGCTGATCGAAGTAAAACCGCGTATCCTTCCAGATCAGGCGGTGTTCATAGGCATTCAGGCAACTAATCCAGTAATCTTCATTACAGCGAATCTCCGGCGAGTACCAGAGTCTGGAGCCCTTCAACACGCCATGCGCACAGCCGGTCACATAGCCACTGAGCTGAACCGGATTCAGGCTGTTATACGACACCGGTGCCGGACTGGAGCTGAAGCCAAACAGATAAGCCCCTGCCTGCCGGGCTGCATCAGCCGTCACCTGAATAATCTCATAAGCGTCTTTTGCATCCACGTCGGCCGACTCACCCTTTTCGGTGTATAACCGCCGGAAGCTGTCAATATCGTCATCCAGCATGAACACCGAACCAAAATGGTTAATGATCCAGTCCCGTTTACGGGCTAGTCCGACCACACTATCCGGATGCGTCGCAATCTCATCTATCGGGTTACACATCCGGTACGCCTTCTCCTGGCTTTCCGCCACACAGATAATACAGCCATCCACCACCGAGGTCGTCGTTACGCGCGTATGGCGCTTGTGCGAAGGAATTACAATTTTGCAGACTTCCATAGCTCCTGAAACTGTTTAGCCGTTACCACATGCGTACTACCCACCTTAGATGACTTATAACACTGCCCCCTGTCGACACGCAGCAGCTCCGCCACATTGTTCTCGTCGATCTCATTCGTACAGACAATAATAAAGGCGCTGTACTTCTCCGAAAACTTCGGCACTATCGGCATTTCAGCTACCGGTGCAGGAGCCGTCAGCTCCGCCACGTCGGCATCCATTTTGGCGAAGTCGATTCCGAAATCAAAGTCGTTCAAAAAGCCCGAAAACTCCTCTTTCAGCAAATGGGCATCCCATTCGCCCCAGTGGTTGTTCTCGATCAGCATTACCTCTTTCAGCTCATCGTCGGTCAGCTTCCGGACGGCGACGCGCACGTCAACCACCTTATCGGCAAAACCCATCTGCACCAGCCGCTCACAGCGCTGCTTACCGGAAATAATTGTGTTGTCGGCATCAACGACCGCAATACCGATCAGGCCATATTTGCCCAGACGCTGCTCCAGCTCACGCTGATTGGCAGCCGAAATCTTACGGGGATTTTTTGCATGCGGGACCAGATCGCCAAGCCGGCGTTGCTCGGTCCGGAATAATTCATTCATGATTAACAGATTTGCTCACAGCAGCAAACCTATTCGCCCATCAGGAATCGTCACAGGACAAAAAAGGCTGACTAATACAGCCAGCCTTTTACTACTTACTAGAACTTGTAAAACACGCAGAACCAGATTCAGAGAGTAGCTAATCTGGTCTTCAGCTGACTAATTTCCGCAGTCCATTTGGCAATGGCCAGCTCATTACGTCGTTTGGTTAATTCCTCTTTCGCCTGAGCCCTGCGTTTTTCAGCCTTTCGGATGTTAGACTGAAGACACTGAATTTTGTAACGCAATTTTTCCGGATCCGCAGTCAGTTTGGTGATATCCGTACCCGGTTCCGCTTTTTCAGGTCCGACGACCGGAATTACTCCCAGCTGCATCGTTAAGCGGATATCGTCCTGAAGCAGTTTCCATTTCTGCCGGTAAGCCAATATTTCCTTGACAACCTGCTTACAGTTGACCGAATCGGGATAGGTATGCAGGCTATTGCAAAGCTTTGCCTTTTCGGCATGAATCTGGTTTCTGGCGCCTGTAAGCTGCTCAATGTGCTCCTGCACCTGCTTTGGAAGCTGCTCCAGAGGTAGCTGTGCCTGCTTTTTTTCGGGGACTACGTTTTGTACCGGTGCATCCGGCTCTGCCTTGCGGGTGGTCAGCGCCGTCAGAAACGCCCGCGCCTGCTCCAGCTCTGAGGGCTTTGCGCTCTGGCGTTCCAGGCTCCTGATCTTTGCTTTTTGCCGGATTATCTGTTCCTGTCGTTCCTGCTCGTTCATACCACGAAGCTACTACCGGCAATTGCCTGTTCACTGGACGATTCACCTCCAGCATTATGCGCAGGTCATTCATTCCATTCAGGTAATCGCGTGCTTCCACGTAGACAAGCGGCTCATTCATATCATCAATCTCCTGAAACACATGCTCCCTGAGCAGGGCAATGTAGTAGTCGGTAACATCCTGTAACAGCTTGATGTCGTAACCGGCTGTAGCCAGATAGGCCGCAAATGGCGGGAAGGTAGAAGGAGGCGTAGGAGACATAAAAAAGCCGGCTGGTCACTGCTCACACATAGGCAACCCTACCTGTTGGGTACTCACAACCCATTGCCAGCCGGAATATCTCCGGCCGGTAGGGTTGTGATAATCATGTGTGAGCGCTCAAATATAACAAAAAAGGTTGCCTACAACGTAAGCAACCTTTCAGGTATTAACCCAACTGAGCGATTTACTCAATAATCCGCTCCTCCTTTTCTGCCATAAGCTCCTGATTCTTTACCCCATCGATCAGACTTAGCAACCGGCGTGCCGTCAGTCTTTTTTTTGCGCGTTGTTTCAACACATCAGCCGCTGACAGTACCGGTTCCGGCTGATCCGGTTCCGGAGCTGTCTGAACCTGCTCCGGAGCCTGCTGTATGACCGGCGTCGGGGCGTCGGTCGTCACTGGCGGTATCGGTTCCGGCTGATCCGGTTCCTGTGTCTGTTGCATGGCCGGTTCGCCGGCGGGAATCTGTGCGGATTGCTGAACTGCCGGCGTTTGCTCCGCTTCCGGAACCGGCCTTTGATTTCTTGTTGCCATTTTTTTTACGCGTAAAGTATTTGGTAATACCTGCTTCAATTAGTTGATCAATCCGTTCATCGGTCAGTTGCGACGGGATAACATCAAACTTTCCTTTGCCCGGAATGATATGGCTGACACCCCCGTCAGGAATGCCCGCCACGTCATAGCGCTTCAGCGTCATCAGCGGTTAGGCCGGTTCCGGAACCGGATCAATGGCCAGGTCTTCGACCAGAGCCGCCGGCAGAACAGCCAGATCCCACATCATGCCATCCACATCGCCTTTCAGCGTGAAGCCACGCTTGTCATTGCCTTTCTTGCCGCCTTTAAACGACGATTTCAGGAAGATCGGATCATCCGAAGAACCGGCAACCAGAAACTGGCCATCCTTCATTTCCATCACAATCACGCAACCGGCATTTTTGTGCTTCTTGATCTCCGCCCGTACATCTTTCGAAAGACCGGCAAGGGCCAGTTCAGCCACGTGCTTGAAGCTCTGGTAGCCGGGATCACCGCCGCCGTCCGAATCCAGGGACGCCGTACCGTCCGGAAACAGGTACTCCGCCCACTTGTCCTGGGCATTCTTCAGCACCGGCGCAACCGTGACTTCATTGTCCGCATCGATACCCGCCAGCGTTGGCCACGGATTGGCAAACTTGCGGGACAACATGATCAGTACCCGGCGGATACCGCCCGGATTGGCTTCCTGATACGACTGCGCATCGATACTCGCAAAGTTCACCAGCGCTAACCCCGTCACAACGGGAGCATCTACCGAACCAAAAAAATCCGCATGACCCAGCACCTCATTGGGCAGTACGATACCAATCAAAAATACCAGGAGTGCCAGCGCAAACTCCCCCATTTTGTCAATTGAAAACTTCATTGTCTGTAAGAATTATGGTATAGAAAACTTGTGCAGATATAGCAGAAAGCTATGATTGCCCTGCCGGTCAGCAGGGCAACCGGTTAGTCATCAATTTCGCCCATCCAGATTTCTTCGGCCAGCGCGAAATCCGTCGCCGCCTGGAACTTCAGGATATAGGCCAGATCTTCCGAACGTTTGTTGTAATCAAACGTCAGCGACATCGTTGTCAGATCGTCGTCGTACAGCCAGCAGATATTACCCAGGGTGGTAATGAACGGCGAGTCGGCTCCGGTCATACCCGGCTCGACAAAGAACTCAATCATTGTCCCTTCCAGCGTCCGTTTATTGTAGGCATTGTTGTAGATCAGTGCCCCGCGCGTTGACTGATAATTGGCTTCGTACATCTCCAGATGCTCCGGTGAAAGCACCATGATCAGCCTGTCCGAAAACTTGTACTTGGCCGGTACCTTTTTGGCGATTTTCTTAAACTCGGCTACCGCATTAGCTTCCGTAATGGCATTGATCGTTGCAATGTTGGCCACCGGAATTTCGCCGTCCGCCAATGCTTCGTCAATCTTGATACGGATACCGTCAAATACACCCTCAGGCGACGGGTTGTTGATGTTCTCCACACCGTTGTACAGCGAAATATTCCGCAATTCAGCGCGGGCCGTATCAATTATCCGCTTGTTAATGTAGGCCTCAAACACCGGCAGGCGGTCAAGGATCAGCTTTGACTCAGGACCTTTAATCATCCCGTAATAGCTCTTGTTCAGGGTAACAAGCTGCTTTTCGGTGAACTTCAGGTTGATCTTACACGGCTTTACCTTCGCTTTACGCGGCTTGATTTTTACCACGTTGTTCTTCGGCGTAAAGCCTTCGCGCTTGTCTGGCTGCAACACCGAACCAATCACGATTTCGGTCAGTACCACCTCGTCCTTGCCGGGGATCGGGGTTACGTAGTCGGTCAGCGGCCGGATCGGTGAGCCCGGAATGCCGCTGAAGCCCGGGTTTAGCAATTGATTGAATACGTGATCCTGATTGTCACGTGCATAGTCGGTCGCGGTCGTCGCCAACAGACTCAAATCGAGTGAATCCATGTTACTTGTGGTGCAGTGATGAAAAAAGCCCTACAACGAATCAGTACAAACCTCTCCGTTCCAGGGCTTTTCACTAAGGACGGGTTACGTCCTATTTTTTTGCCTGATGCTGGTTCCAGGGCGCTTTCTCGTAGCTTTTCAGCTCCGGAGCCTGCCCGGTTGTGGTGGCATCAGCCTTAGGCGGCGTTACCGATGCGCTGCGCATGGCATCGGCCTGCTGCAGGGCCAGATCAGCCTGTGCTTTCCAGGCTGTCCGTGCTTCCTGGCTGGCTCCGAACGTCTTCAGTTCAGTCTCCAGGGCCGTCGCACGCTGTTCGGCCGCCTGCCGGGCAGCTTTTTCGGTAACCAGCTCAGCAGCTGCATCCGGAGCCGCCGGTGTGGTGACGGCTGCCGGTACAACTGCCCCGCCCGTTGCCGCCGGTTTGGGTATTTCCTGCGGGAATTCGGCGGCAAGGCGTGTTTCCAGACTGGCGGCTTCCTGTTCGGCCGCGTTGAATTCTTCCGTGGTTGCGTGCTCTGAAGCAACCTTGAATAAAGACGGAAAAAGACGGGCAATTACACTGCCCGACTGCGTTGGCTTGTTCATAACCTATTTTTGTTTTGATAATTGAAGAACCCGGTTGTAGGCATACGGCAGATCGCCTTTTGCATCGGCCAGTCCCAGCTGAATGGCTCCATCTACACCGTACATCTTTCCGGTGTAAATCTCATCGCTGGTAATCTTAGCCCCACGGCCACGGCGGACCTCAGACTTAAACGCCTTATTCGACGAATCCAGATCACGCTGAATTTCCTGCTCCAGTTCCGGATCAAGCTCCTCAATGGGATTGATCCGCGCTTTGTCACTGCTTCCGGTCGAGCGGAAAATCTGTACATCATACCCCTGCTGATCAAGCGCCTTCTTAATATTGGTGTGGATATAAATTGTACCGATTGACCCAACCCGTGAAACGCTGTTGGGCATCATAACCAGCTCCTTATTCTGAGAGCCTACCCAGAAGCCGGCTGACGCGCAGTAGTTGATCAGGCCGACAGATGGCTTTACCTGGTTGAAGGCACGGACCGCTGCCGCAAATTCATCAGTCGAGTCCACCGAACCACCGCCGGTATTGTAGCGCATGATCACCCCTTTTTTGCTCTCATCTTCGGCAATGTGGGCCAGCATGCTCATCATGAACTCGTTGGAAAAGTAGTTGTCCCACGTCCAGCCGCGCGACATCGTACCCTGCACCGGAATCACCACCACATCTTTGGCTTTACCGATGCTGAAGGCATTGGCATAGTAACCCTCCCAGGTGAAACCGCTGGCGGCCTGCTGCTCGGCCGATGCCATCAGCGGATGCCCGGCGAGCTTTGCAGAAATACCGCCCCCCAGGATCGCAGCCTTTAAATTGTTCTCCAGTTGCCTGTCGACGGCATAGAGCCCCGAAAAAATAACGCCGTTCATACTGCTAATTTTCAGCAAGTATGAACGGCGCAGGCCGGATAAAACAGGACTGATTACTTCCCGTAGCGCACCCAGCCAAGAGCACGGACGTAGTAGTACATCAGCAGGCGTTGCCAGACCGGAACTCCTGCTTCCCAGAGCAGCTGATTGAATACCTGATCAGCCTCTTTTCGGGAAACAATACCGGTTTCGCACAAATAATCATGCGCGGCACTGGGCATCGCACTCAGACCGGATTTAGGGATCAGCCAGTCCGGCACCCACGAGGGGCGCGACGCATAATCCGTCTCGTACCCGGCAGGGATTACTACCCCCCTGCTATTACACGGCACCAGCGCCGGTTCGTTGAAGGCCCACCAGTCCGGCTTTTTCCCATATACTTTTTTAACACTGGCATGGAGAACGTGAACCGGCATGGCTATTCAGAAATTACGGTTTCTTCAGGATCAGTCGGTTCAACCGACTCTTCTGATTCTTCAGGTAAGACAGGAGCTGGCGGCTCCGGAATCACCGGATCAAGAATCTGCGGAAAGTTGCCGCCATTCTGTTCGATCAGTGCGGCCTGAATACCCGGCTCATGCTGCACCAGGTAACCGGCCACCGCATGCATGTTGTTTGGGTCCAGGTTCTCAATGGCTCTGAACGGTTGTACTTCTCCGACAATGTTTTCTACCTTATGTTCCCCGCAGACATAGACACGCCGGGTATGTGAACTGCCGGAATAGTTGTTGCCGATCACGCGGGACGTAAACGTGGCATCAACTATGTTTTCAATGACCCCTCTGGCCTCCAGATCATCAATCTGGGCCTGACTCAGGTTGTGCCAGTTATGGCGGATGTTTTCTGCTGTTTCCTGGATAATCATAGTGCATCAGGATGTTAGTGCTCTGGCGTAGGTTTTGGCCAGAGCGTGTGGCCAAAATTCTATTTTCTTGGTGTGTCCGTTCGGAAAATTACTGCCCTGTGCAGGGGCAATTCGTAGCATCGTTGCATCAGGGTACTTTGTGCCTGAGATACCTCCCAGACTACCGGCGAGTCCGCCGGCAACAGAGCCCCAGCAATCACTAACTGAAGTTGCCGAAATCATTCTCGTCCAGTTAAGAGTGTCCGTAGCTGTTCCAATCTGACTGCCATAGGTAGCAGGGCCAAGCCCGTTCACCATGTTATTATTTTCAGTGTAGCCTAAAATCACGTCATTCACTACATTGTCAAATGTCAGAAGCCGTCCTGATCCGATCCGGTTTAGCCGCCGTGACTCGGCAAAGAATGTTCCGCCCTTGCGGTTGAACCAGTTGCCTGTCACTATGCTGCAAGTATCATAGTCGCGGGTCGCCACTGCGCTGGTTGTGGGTATTATGGAGGTTGACCATTTGCCCTGCTCACCTTGCGGGAAGCTGGCAAAGATATAATCGCCCGGATTTGAATTAGTGCTGCCGGAGCTGGCAGGACCATAGTTGACGGTATAACTGGCAGACGTTATGGCATAGTAGGCTTCACAGCGATACCGGCCTGCGCCTAAATGCTTAATAGAAGCCGAAACCCCTGTTGTTGTGGACACTACTGAGCCATTCCCTGTCAGGGCAAAAACAGCTGTATTATTCACCCCGTCTGAATGTACAATGGCGGCGTAATTGGTATTACCGGCCCAGAACACGGCCGATGCCGTGTAGTTATTGCCGACGGTTACTGTTCCGCTAAGACCGGCTCTGACCCGTGCCCATATATTACCGGATCCTGTATTGGTAATTTTCCACACGCTTGCTGTATTATCCAGATTGGTTATACCGGATATTTCGGGTGTACAATTAAACTTCCCCCAGACAGCATTACTGAAGTCTTTCGAATACAGTAGTTGATTTGTCCGTCGCTCTTCGTGCAGATACCCGACACATTCCAGGGTTATCGGGTCATAGTCAATACGGGGCATATGATTGGCCACCGCTTCGAGAATACCTGAGTTATTGAACCGCCATGCCAGCGTTGGCCGGGAAAATGTCAAGTCTGCGGGAAATAAACCGGAGGCAAAATTCCAGCACCGGACAGGTGTAAACTGGCTGACCAGCCCTAACATCGTTTTCCGCATGTGCTTAGTGTTTAGCGTAATAGCCTACCAGTGACGTCGTGCTGTTGGCTTCCATCGTGATGACGGTAAGCCCGCCAACTGCCGTATTCATATCGACAGTGGCACCACCAGGAAATTTCACCATCGCAGGATAATTGAATCTAAAATTCCCCGCCCCGCCCTGAAGCGCATAGATGGTCAGCGTTCTACCCAGCGACGGATTGAGAATAGTGAGCGTAACGTCAGAATTAAGCGTCATGCTGATCACCAGATCATCGGCCTGACTCATATCAGCGGTGTAGGCGGTACTGACACTGCCGGCGGCAATCGACTTTTTCGTTGGATTAAAGTTGGTGGCCGCATTAATGTTTGTCGTGTAGCCTGTCGAACAAACATAAAGCGGATTGCCACCGCTGGTAACTGCCGGCTTTGTTCCTTCGCCACCGGTCCAGTCCAGCAACTGAAGCACGATATTCTGCCCGTTAGGTACACTTCCGTGAACAGCTGCCCAACCCTGATACCCTTGCGGACCACGGTAATCCGTGGCGTTATTGATATTTGTTGTCAGACCGGTTGGCGATTCGTAATAAGGGACATTGCCTGGCCCCAGGATCGGTGGTTTAGGACCTTCCCCTCCGATCCAGTCCAATAACTGTCTGACGACCTTTACCCCTGATAAGATCCCTGAAAATACAGCCGACCAACCTTTCTGGCCCTGAAAGCCACGAATATCTGTTGCCAGATTAATGTCAGATACCAGCCCTTCTTCACCAAGATACAAGGCGTTTCCTTCGTCGGTGATCTCCGGCTTCTCACCTTCCCCCCCGAAAAAATCATACAATTGGAGTACAACCTGCTGATTGTGCTCAACCGGCGTGCACAAAGGAGACCAGCCCTGAAAGCCGCGATCCCCCTTCACTCCTTTGTTCAGGATTATATTGATCATAAAACGGTAAAAGCTATGTGTAGAAAATCATCCCGTTCTCCTTCGCGCAAACTATAGAGCTCCATACGATAGGCTCCCGGCAGCAGACTGCTCATCTGGGCCGTAGTAATCGCCGCCTGTAAAACGTTGCTGTTCTGCTTGAGCAGTCCGCTGCCCTCCTGCAGCTGGAGCTTGATGTAATTGAAGCGGTCGAACACATCCAGATAGAAGGTGTGCGCACTTATGTCCTGAGGATTGCCGGCCGTATCCTTAAAAGCAAATTCTTCATCATACCGCTCTTTCCGGAAGGCGGTTATCCTGATGAGCGGAACAGATTTGTTAATCAGCATAATCAAGTGATTTAAATTTTCGAGTAGCCAGGGCGTATGCTTCTGTTTAACCTGCAACTCCAGACGCTGCACATTACGGCCGGCTCTCACGCCCGTTGTCGCTGAACCGGTCAGCATGGCGCCGTTATCCGGATCACCGATCAGGTAGCAGGTCCCGTTCAGGTCTTCGGCCAGCACCACCCAGCGCCGGGCCCTGTTCAGGGAAAACCACCCCAGAAGCGTCTGCTGCAGCCGTGGGATCTCCAGCGTAACCGATACTGTGTATATCTCGCCGTTAGGCGTTTCATCGACTACCCAGCTATACACGGCCGTATCACGTTGAAAGGTTAAATCCAGTATCGTGGCATTATCGGCCAGCTCCAGATTCGTAATAGCAATGAAGGGATAAGGCAACACATCCGGATGCAGCTCCGGATCGAACAACGAAATGATATCGGTTGTCGGAATCAGCTTCAGGCGGCGGATTCCGCCGGCATTATGTTCGCCGTCCCATGCTCCAAGTTCCTGTTCCATAACCCGAACCTACAGTATATATATAGGCCGGAACAGGACATAAAAAATGCCCGCACAGTGGCAAAAAGCGCTCACCATGAGGGCATTCGGGGTATGCTGTCCAGCAAAAGGGGGAAACCGTCCAGAATGCGGGACAACTTCCCCGGAAAACTGGACGGCTTCCCGTCACTGCTGGACAAAAAAAATCAGGCTGCTACTCTTGTCCGGAAATCCGAACGCTCCCGGCGTTCCCGCTGGGCCATCTTGATGGCCGACTCTTCGGTTAGTTCGTCCTCCGGAATCCGGTATTGTTTCAGAAAGATTTTAACGGCCGACAGCTCGGAGTTGAACAGGGTGCGCCGGCCGATGCAGTAATAATGCAGCGCCGTCCGGAACTCGGCCAGCAGGGCATTCGATAACATCAGCCGGGTCTCGGCCGACAGCGCCGACCGCTGGAACTTTTCCCCCAGCTGAAAACTGATTTCAACCATGCCTTTATGGTCAGGCAGCTCCTGATCGGTCACCTCCAGCACGTCGAGCGGGATACGTTCGCCACGGCCGAAACCAAGCAGCAGTTTGGCACCCAGATCAGAATTAGCCCGCACACGGATCGGCTCCGGACCAAAGTCATGCAACAGCCACCGGCGGACATACGGTTTCACTAAAATCGTAAGCTTCATGTGAATGGGAAGGGGTTACTTGAAAAGCGTGAGAACAAAATCAATTACAGCGTTACGGGGAGCTAAGCGGCTGGCCCGTCCTTTCAGGTAAGCCGTTGTCATGGCATCGGCCAGCGGATCACGGCGGGCCTGCTCCCGCCGGTATCGCTGGTAGCCGCGCCAGCTACCGGCCAGGTAAATGATCAATAAAAACAGGGCGAACCCGGCAACAATAAGTACTGTGATGTAGAACATATTCATGCCTTTAAGTTACAACTCCGAAGCCTTTCGTACAAGCAGAAAACTGTATTTTTCCAATAAAAAAACCAGCCCTGAAGCTGGTTTTCAATCACATTACCAGAGACCTGTCAGATCGTTTCCAGGAAAACATACTTACCATCCTGAACCCCGGCGAACTCCAGTCCGGAATTCAGACGGCTGGTGAAATGGCTGGTTACTGAGCTGCCCAGCGCAATCTCACCAACCTGAATGGCCAGCTGGCAGGCTGCAATATCATTCGTGGCTGTTGGCTGATACGTCTGCTTGAATTCAAGCTCTTCCCGCAGCTCGGTCAGATTATAAGCGGCGATGTAATTGAGAAATGTGGACTGAATAATGTTCATTGCGTTGCTACATTAGGTTTGCACCGGCAAAACACTTCTTTTCAGTTCACAAACGACAATACAGGTTCCCGTCTGTATGTACGCTAACCGGCGACGGGCATGCCATCTTTCATTTTTCCAACCTGCCCGGATTTCTCCCTGCACGTTTCGTACGGTTTTACGGATTAATACGATTCCTGAAGAATGAACAGTCAACCGGCAAACCCGTGTATTTTTTTGTAATGCTGTAACAATGTAATGACCGCCGGAAAATAGCTGACATTGAGTCAGTTAGCTGTTACAAAAAAGTTGTCTTTGCTGAAACAGACACCAAACCGGTTTGTATCAGATTGTAACAGGGATAAATCAAAGATTTTCAGCGGCTTATTTATTACAATTATTTGTAACAGTTATCTTTTTGTTACAAATCATAGATAAACTTTGTAACACTATAAATATCTGATTACTACCCCTGTTACCCCGTTTCGCTTTATGACTGTTACAGAATTACAAACGTTTTGTCAATTTTATAGTAAGAATCCAAAGGAAACAGCAAAGCCCCCGATGCCCCAAAAAAAATGCCCCGTTTCCGGGGCATGCGGTTTAAGCGGATTTTGTACTATTAATAGAAACGCGTTAATGTGCCGTCTTTTACCAGACGCTCGACCTCGGTACGTGGCCGGCGTATCTTCTCTTCTGTAGTCAGATTCAGCAGATCGACATATGCCTTAAGGCCATGCCACGCGTCGAGTACCACGAAAATGCGGCCGTTTCTATCCTTCCATTTGGAGTACTGGAACAGGATCACCGTACGCCCGTCGGCTGTAATCCCTTCTTCTAACTCAACTGGCTTTTCCATGTATCTGTCGGTTTATACGGAGCATCGACTGATCGGCAAGGTCATGGTATTTCGCGTGGCCCAGCATTCGGGAGCTCAGGCGGATTTTTGACATGTTCAGATAGGCGTCGATTAATGCCAGCCGATTGGCATTGCCGGTGTTTTGTGCTAGTTTTGTCATCGGAATTTTGATTTGGGCCCGGATAATTGTTCGCAGCAATGTCCGGGCTTTTTTAATTGGGTTTCTGGACCGAAGCATCGTTCTGCTTCGCCCGTTTGGCGTAAATCATCTGCTGGAGCCGGTTTACCATCAGCCGGTCAAGGAGCTTCGGGCAAAACAGCATAAGCAGCAGTAATACCAGAAGCATGAAAACAGTAAGCAGTAGTCCGGCAGGTGCCCAGAGTAGCATCCTGACTATTTTCGGTGAGCTGACATGTGGCCACATAGCGCATGATGAGAGTTAAAGGATCTGTTACATTCGGGGCAGATAAAACTACCGGAGGGTACGGGAGGAACCACCGGCTGAACGGCGGTGGCCACAGTAAGCACCTGTGTGACGGGCAGGTGCAGCGCACGGCAATCTGACAAAATCTGAAAGGCGATATCGTATTGCCGGCGGGCGTCCGTTTCAACGGCTAACGCTTTTGTATTGCGTTCAAGCCGGTTCCGGCGTTCATCATCCAGCCGCATAGATAATCACGGCCGATACGCTGTCGGCAGGGCGGTCCTTTAATGTGATCCGGCTCGAAATCTCAATCTGCCGGTTATCTACAAAGCGTAAGCCTACATTGTCACAGCTACTTTGATTGTATAGACGGTAAAGCTCAATTTCCCTTTGGAGCTCTAAATAGAAGTCCTCCAGTGTCGTGATCCTGACGTAGTTTTTTCGTTGACACCAGGCTTGGGCGACCTCAATTAAATGCGATTCAATACGAAGTTGAAAACGCTCCCTGACCTCAATAACAAATTGAGGAACGGCCATAACGGTAGACATAAGCTATAAGAATTAAGGTGAACATTTTAAAATGGCATGCCGGCAGGTTCATCCCAGAAGCGCCGTTCCGGAGTGATCTCGGCCGACGTCTGGATGTACAGGTACTCGTCTGAGGCTGACTTATCGCTTTTGACCCACTCCCCCCGCTGATTGATGTACTTTTCGTGGCGGGCCATGATCCGGCCGTCTTTACCCTGTAGCTCGACAGGGTTCAGCACATAGCCGTTATACCGGCAGAATGCCTTCAGCTTATCCATAAAGCCCTGAGCCGATAATTGCGGCTGGAGAGTTTTGATATAGGTTTCCTGCGCCATATAGCGGGGTACCAAACGGTCCAGACGCTGATCTTCCGAATTGAAATAGGCATCGGCCCAAGCGTGAAACGTCGGCCCCATCTGCGCCTTATACGTGTTCTGCATCACGTTACCCATCGGCGGCTCCACTACGCCGGTCGTCAGCCAGGCCTGCACACAACGCGCCATCAGGTTCAGATAGCTGTTCCATTCTGCCGCGGTAAACTCCGTAAACAATGACTTGCCGAACTCATGAATCGGTAACCGTTCTTCACGGTATTCACCATTTGGATTTTTGTGGTAGTAGTCCGAAAAAGCCGTGAACCAAAGCCGGCGCATCGTTGATTTATCGGTCTTATTCGGCGGGTAATTACTCGTAATACAAAGCTTAGGCGACAGGCTGAAGGGAATGGTATAGGCCGTCATCCCCTTCGGGTTCACCGGCATAAACGCATTGATCATCGAAAAGAAGTTGTCAAAATCGAGATACTTATTGGCGTCATCGATCAACACCAGGTCAGTATGCTCTGTTGTCCCCTCCATAAAGTGCGGATCGTCGGTAAGCCGCTGCTGACGGCCACTGAGCAGTTTATGTTTCATTAGCTGCGACAGGCTCATATACGCCATCGACTTACCGGTACCACCGTTGCTGTCGTCGGTGCTCTGCATGGCGTAATCCATTGCCCAGATACAATACGCCGCCGCAGGGTCTTTGAACCGGTGCAGCAGGTAGCCAAACGATACCAGCTTATTGATCAGATGCTGCTTTTGCTCCCGGATCTCTTCTGCTGAGAGTAAAGGCCCGTCAATGCTCCAGCGGTACTTCTCCCGGTATTCGGCCTGCTCTTTCAGCGGTAGCTTGTCGAGTTCTTCTTCCAGCTCCTTTTTCCAGTGCACACGACTGGCATTGATCAGAAACCGCAGAAACATACAATCCGTATTGTGTATTTCGATATCCGGATCACCCATCCCATCCCGTTTAATCGTGAAGGGCGCGGGAAGCACCTTCACATCATGCGGAATCACTTCTTCCTCCCACACATACACCTGACACTTTTCATTGTCGAATACCTCAATCGCATCGCCGGACACCCGCCAGCTCTGATTCTGAAAAAACAGATACTGAAAATCGCGGCCGAAATCTTCGAACGGCACCTCTATACGATTCAGGTTCGACATTGAGTCTTTCGAAAAGTATTTCGACCGGTGGAAGGCATTCAGCAGGTCAATCGGCGAATAACGATCCTTCAGAAAATCCTTGACGTACCGGTTGATGTGGCTGAACTCAATCTGCCGGACCACGTTCCCCCCGACCTGTACCAGCACTTCCCCTTCTTTGGCATTCGGCATATCCATCAGCCCGAAACCGTTACGATACAGAAAGTTGTAGATCAGCTCATTGTTCGGCTTGTACTCATACAGAATCCGGCCGAACTTCCTGACCGGCATCCCTTCACGGTCGAGCTTTGGCTCTTCGTCCCAGAACCGGAGCGGATAGGCCTGTTTGAGCAGGTTGTCAAAATCCTTGTTCGAATAGTAGTTGAAATAATCCCGCACATCCTTGCAGTAGTTGCCGCGCAGATCATAGCGTTGCCGTAACAGATCGGGCAGATAAATCGTATGCAGGTCCAGATACTCCATCCCCAGCCGCAATGCCTCTTTTTTTCCCGTCTCGTCAATATCACCCAGATAATACACCCGTTCGGCCAGACCACGCAGTTTGGCAAACTGTGAGCTATCGAGCATGGCTGTCTCCGAGTTCAGCCACACCACCGAAAAACCAAGTGCCGCAATATTCAGCGCGTCCGATCCACCGGTGCAGATAATGATTTCCGGCAGTTTATTCACCAGTGGTTTATTAGGCTTTGCTTCACTCGTTTCCGGGTCAAACGTCTCACGGCCATTCGGATAGGCCATTTCTTCGAGTCGCTTTTCGGCCTGAGCCAGACCGAACATGTAGTTTTCCGGCTTACGGCCGGAGCTGAAAAAGCGCTTTGATTTTTCCCGCTCCCGGGGCTTATAATACTTCTGCCACGAGCCTTCATCAAACATAAACTGCGGAAAACTCTCCGTGCTGATGTAAGTAAAAGCCGTCCGGTCTTTGATCCAGCTATACTTCTCCAGCGAGTGCAGCCGGTAGGTTTTGCAGATGGCCACCGCCGCCCGGAAGGCCGCTTCGTCAGACGGCATTTCTCCGTCCTTTGTCTTTTTAGATAGATACTGCCAGATGTTTTTACTGAAGATCGTCTTGAGTTCCGGTACCGTAAAGTCCTTCGTACTCGGGTAGGCTTTCCCATCTTCCTGCTCCGGATCGGCTGGGCCTTTCCGGAACTCATACCGTGGCTTTGTCTCCTGCCCGTCTTCGCCGATAATGCCAAACTTTTCGGCAATCAGCTTCATGGCGCCGGAAAAATCGAGGGATTCTTCCTTCATCACCACGTCGATGGGCGACATGGCTTTATCCGAAGAGCCGTAGTCTTTTACCCACCATACACCGCCATATTCCCTGACAATGGCAGATGGTGTTTTTTCATTCCGTATTCCAAACTTAAAATTCCTGTGTTCAAACGACTTTTTAGCCTGCGGATAATACTCCAGAATTATAGTTTTTCCGCCGTCTGTCTGCTCATAAACATGTTGGGGTGTAACCTTCATAGGGTCAATGCATTAGATATTGGCCGGAAAGTAAGCCGCCGGCCGGGTAGTGAGAAAGGACTGAAACCAACCCGCTGAAGCTCATGCCCGATAAAATCAGGCACAAGACTTAGTGTATGTATCTGATTTAACCACTCACAACTAAGCTCTCGTGAGATTCAGCGGGCCGGGGCAAACGGCCTGTTTCAGCCAGATAAGATTCAACGTCACTTTTTGCTGCCTCCAGATCAAAGCGTCTGCGCAGATCGAACGGGGCACTGCTGTAGGCGATATACACTGAGGCTAAAAACAAACCGTTTTCATCCTTAGCCACCCGACCCAGATAGAGGGTATTGACTTTAGAAATACCATCTAAACGGGGTTCTTCAACCGACTGTACGAGGTAGTGAATACCTGATAGCTCAATCCATTTGGTCGCTGCTTTTGGCTGCATCTGATTTGTAGATTTAAAGGGTGTGTTTACTTCGAAAGCTTCTGACGTCTCAACTGCCTTGGAGGCTCTTCATCCGGCCGCAATTGTTTCATCAGATTTACGGCTAATGCTGTACGCTTTAATGATGCTCTTCCTGCCTGTACATTCCTTAACCGCAGGAATCCTTTTGCCCCATCAAACTGTGCATCCAATGGGCTTATCATTTCCCATATCTCAGTTAGATTTTTAAAGCGGGGATATACACGACTAAACTCATTCCGCCACCAGGTCACATCCAGATTAGTAACCGTTCCGTCATTATGGCGTTGACTTGAACCTTTTGTCAACATATATTTACACACCAAAGATTACACAGTAAAAATTACACACCACAAAAGTAAACAAAACATCGACTTGTCAATATTTTATTGACAACAATTTTTCTATGCAGGAGTCATCGCCAGGAAAACGGATTATGGAGTTGAGAAAAGCCAAAGGTTGGTCTCAAGATTATTTTGCTGAACAACTGGGTTTGGAGAGCAAAAACCGTAAGGCGACAATATCAAGTTGGGAGAACGATAAAACTGAACCATCATTCAGTGATACCAGGAAAATAGCGGAAGTCCTTGGCACTTCGGTTGGCTATATCATAGAAGGTACAACCGATAAAGGCATCGCCACACCACCAGTCGGGTATGTTTTAAGGCCAGCAGAAGAGATCTTACAGCAAAAAGACGAGCTTTTGGAGATGCAAAGAAAGCTCTTAAAATATCAAGAGTTAGAAATTAAGCAGCAACAAAAAAACAACGCAGAGAAAGAGGCCTTGCCCTGATCAGGGCATACATACGTTTTTTTATCCACGACAACTGACCCTTTCTTATCTTATCGACACATCATCATAAAACTTAAAATCAATCCATATCTGAAGGCAGAACTGACAAACCGTAATGGCAAATAGCTACTTTGACCTCTTCAAACATTGTTATAGATGCTATTTAACCCAAAAAAATGGCAAGAAAATGGCAAACCGACACATCCAGAATGGCATTCAATTTTGCACTAAAAATGCCCCTGAGATAGCCTTAGGGGCATTTTTAGTTTTTATCTACCGGAGTTCGAGTCTCCCCGTGGTCACAACTTATACTACACATGTTATATTTATAGTATCAAAAAAGCCTGATTTACAGGCTTTTTTCGTTTCTTGCCGTTGGTTTACTATGCGTTGTATTAACATATAAAACACCAAATACCCGACCAAATGCCCGACCAAGCGGCATGAACGAAATTTCCTTCAGACAGAAGCTTTCTAAAACTGATAAATCAGGTAAGGCTCCCATCTTTCTGGAGTTTTATCATAATGCCCAAACGCTCGTTCTGGCGACCGGTGAGAAATGTAAACCCTCCGAATGGGATCCTGAAAAGCAGAAGTTCCGGAGAACGATGGCTGGCTATCAGGAAGCAAATGATTATCTGAATCAGCTGAAGGAGCGCCTTACCACTGCATATCGCAAGTTGCGTAGCTCCGACCAGCCAATTACCTCAGATATATTACGAAATGAAATCCGACCATCAAAAAAGGCTATTCCTAACTCTGGTCTGGCACAACAATATGATTCTTATCTGACATTCTGTAAAGTCAATAACTATAAGCCAGCCACTATTAAGTCGATGGGGGTCACTTTTGGCCGGATTAAGGGCTTTATTGGTCCATTATCTGTTTCCAGTTATACGAACAGCGTACACGCTCAGTTTTTACGGTATGTAAACGAGGATATGAAACTTCACCCAAATTCAGTTGCCAATTCAAACAAACACCTGAGAGCATTTTTTAACTGGTGCCGAACCAACAATATCCAGCTACATCCAGACCATGCCACTATAAAAACCGAATGGGCTGAGTCAGACCGGATATATTTAACTGAAGCTGAACTTCAAAAGCTGGCAGCTGTAGAATTAACCCCAGCAATGTCTAAGGTGCGCGATGCTTTTCTTTTTCAATGCTATACGGGTTTAAGATATGCAGAACTGTAGAGACTTGAGAATAGTCATATTGAGCAGCATCAGGGCTATAGAGTGTTATCTTTTATTCCGGAGAAGTCAGTAAGCGTCCGTCTTAAACGTACCAAACGCGTTGAAATTCCTTTGCTGCCTGATGCTGAGATAATCCTGAACCGCTATGCCGGCAACTATCGGATTCTGCCTGTACTCAGTAATCAAAAAATGAACGACTACGTTAAAGACATTGCAAAACTCGCCGGTATCAATACCCTGGTTGAGCAAATCCGTTATGAAAAAGGGATGCCAACCTTGGTCAGCATCCCTAAACATGAATTAGTAAGCAGCCATATTGCCCGACATACATTTGCCACCTTGTTAATCATCAAGGGTGTTCCACTGGAAGTAGTCAGTAAAGCACTTGGGCACTCTGACTTGAAAACTACGCTGATCTATGCCAAAATTGCTGATGAGTACAAGAATCAACAGATCCTTAACGCTTGGGGTAACCAACAGTCTCCCACCCCTGCGGCCCCTTCCGACCAGTCTCAGTAACACAATCAGACTGCTCTAGTGGTACCAGTTCTTTATCTGGAAGGTGATACCGGCAAAGGTTTTGAAATTCAAGTATGGAAATAAATAACTCGGCTTCTTTGCTCTTGAAATTATTGATGGTGGTTTCATACTGATAGCTGTGTTGCAGATGTTCCTCAGGACTCATGGTCTGGCTTTTAAAAGCCTCATTATGAATCGCCTGAATAGCTCTTAGTTTAGCTAACGCTACCCGCTCCCGTTCCAGTTGCTGCTGTTTGATCAGGATCTTCTGGTACTCTGATCGTATACGGCCTATTGTTTCCTGAAAATCCACCTGATACCTGGCATCCAGTGATTCCAGTCTTGTACTTGTTACGGTACGGTTATAGTCAATTTCTGCCAGTATTCCGGTGTTTGCGCTTATACTTGGTCCCCTTAGCGCCCAACCCAGAGATGGCAGGTAGTACCACCACTTCTTACGCGTGGTTATGATGTATTCCTGACGCTCAGCCTGCCATTTTTTGACCAGAAATAACCTGTAAGACTCTTCATATTGACTTAAACTATCCAAAAAGTATGTTTTGGGGGTTTCCTGAGCCTGTGACATTGTACAAAACATAGTTAAGGCTATGAGTAACCCTAAACAGTAGATTCTCCGTCGGGGGGTCTGGGGAGTTAACGAAATTGCGATTTTGTGTTGACGCATAACGGCAAAAAGTTTACAGTACATTTTTTGTACAATTTCCAGAAACTGGATTATTTTCAGCACCTCAAAAAAGCCCCGAATTCAGGATTCAGGGCCGGGGTAGTGCACTGTATTCGCGGGGCAGCGGCAACTTGAAGTCATGCCCGATTGTCGGTTGTTTGTCGGGTCAGTCGAGCTGTGAAATCAGACGGGTTCTGGTTGTTTCTTGCGCTTCTTGTCGGCCTTCGGGGGTACAGGTTCTGCTGCCCTCTCAGTCTGTTGCGACGGAACAGAATCAACAAGGCTGGCAGCGTCCGGCAAACCGGATATATCACCAAACGCGTTCTCCGGTTCTGTGATGCTCTGACTTGTCTTTTCTTCCAGGTCTTCGGCAATAACAAACATATTGAGCTGCCTTCTGATGGCGGCATCGTTCCGCTCTTCCTGGCTTAATGGGTGCGTGAGCTCATCAACCAGATTCCCGTCCCGATCAAAGTATTGCATGATGTTCCCTGATTCGTCGGCTACAGCATGAACGTCTATCTCGTGCGTGACGGTGTTGTTCTGCAGATTGAACCGTAAACCGATTTCCCGTTTATGTAAATCCGACAGAATACTGCGATACTCGGCGGCGGCGGCTTTCGCTTCTTCTTTTGTGGCGTCAATTGAAGAAAGAACCTCCAGGAGCCGTTTGGTCAGTTCGCTTTTTTCTTCCGGTGTTGCAGTACGCATTAACTCCCGTTTTTTAAACTCAATTGCTTGCATAGTCAGGATTGTTTTTTGTAAGGTGAAATCTGTACGCCTTCGTGACGAAGTAATTTGTAGAGTGTCGGTTTTCCGATGCCGAGCTGTCGGGCGATTTCGTCGACGCCAAGGGTTTTGGCTTCGTAGAGGACTCTGGCGGTCGGGGCTTTTTTCAGGAGTTCGGAACTGATGCCCGGACGACGGCCGCCAACACGGCCACGGGATCGGGCAGCCTGTAGGCCGGCATTGGTCCGCTCGCGCAACATGTCGCGTTCGAACTCGGCCATAGCCGCAAAAATGTGAAAGGTTAGTTTGCCCGTTGCGCTGGTAGTATCAATGGATTCTTTCAGGCTGCGAAAACCGACGCCTTTTTCGTGCAGCAGATTGACGGTCTCAACCAGATGTTTCAGCGACCGGCCTAACCGGTCGAGCTTCCATACGGTCAGGGTATCTCCTTCGCGTATCTGGTCAATTAGTTTTGTTAGTTCGGGGCGGTCCGTTTTTGCGCCACTGACTTTTTCCCGAAAGATCTTTTCACAACCGGCCGTTTTGAGCGCATCAAGTTGTAAGCTTAGATTTTGGTCGTCTGTGCTGACCCTGGCGTAACCAAAGTGCATATTGTTAGCGTTACCCGTCGATTCTCATGTAACGTTGACAAAGGTAAGCTAACGGCAATTAATTACAAATATTTATTAGTAAATGGTTGATTTATTGCAAATATTTATTTGCATCAGATTGTTAATTCATACGACCGTTTGTTTGAACAATCAATGTTGTTAAATTGCTACGTCAATTTCACACGATTAAATGTACTCCACTCATGTCGACCTTATCAGTAATTTCTACTAGTATAGAAGCTTCTGAGATGAAATGCCAATCGGATTTATTGAGCCCACAAATTGAATAACATAATTGCTAACTATAATAATGTCAGCAGTGATGTTGAAGCCTTCTTTAATGCCCTGAAAGAATATGCACAGCAGCTAAGGGCAGAAGAGCGGCGTGCGGCTGCAGAAGGGCTAACGGAAGAGGAGCTGGAGCTATTCGACCTGTTGTTTAAAGATAATCTGACCGATTCCGAAAAAATACGAGTAAAAGCAGCAGCTCAGGACTTATTACAAAAGTTACAGGATCAGGAAATACAGGATAAGTTCTTCAAAACAGATTGGTATAAAGATACCCTTTTAAAGGGTCAGGTTAAACACCTGATCGGTAAAATTCTGGACGATCATCTTCCGGATTCGTACGATTCAGTATTCAAAGAAAAGAAAGAGACTGTATACCAGCATATCTACAAACTAGCAGAGCAGAGCAGGGACAGCGGTATTGGGCGTAGGGGTTGGGAAAGTATCTTTCTTCATTTAGTTGCGTTTAAAATTACTAACTCCAAATAACAGCACCAATATGAATACCCCATTAGACAACCTCTACAAAATAAGAGAAGAACTGTTTATTATTGGTTTAACAGGTCGGTTAGGATCTGGCTGCACAAGTGTAGCTAACCTGTTAACAAAAGAGAAATTTTCTGAATGTAATTTCCCCTTTCCGGAAACGATAAATTTTAAAAGTAATGAAGCCAGGAAATACAGAATCATTTATAATTATATGGAAAAAAACTGGAAGCCATTTATTCTAATTAGGCCTTCAGATATTATCACTGCCATTTTATTGGAAACAAGCTTAGAAGAATTAATCAATGATATGGCAACATATTATGATAAGGATAAAGGAGAAATAACCAAAATATTCGATATTGGCTACAAAAATGGCTTTAGGCTCAAAGATGAATTTGAAAGATTACAGAAAATAAGAACAGATATACAGTCTCTAGATGATAAAGATAGCAAGGAAGAAAAAAAAGACCGCGCATATGAATTCTATATTAATGATAGTTCATTGCATATTTTTTCTGAAAAACTAAAAGTAATCTTAAGAACTCATTTAACATCAGAAAATAAAGCATCGGCATTTCAATATTTTGGAGATAACATCAGGCAATACGGATACGCGATTATCAAAGATAAACCTGCGGATGATTGTTTAAAAATCCCTAAAATAATTGACAAACTAATTGAAACAATTAAATCAAAAAATAAAGCAATTGGTAAACCAACTTGGATCGTTATCGACTCGATAAGAAATTCTTTGGAAGCTTTTTTCTTTAAAGAGCATTATTCTTCATTTTATCTACTCGCAGTCAATACAGAAAACAACTTTAGGCGAGGCAGATTAAATAGTTCCTTTACAAACAAGCAGCTTGACCAATTAGATCAAGAATATGATGCAAGTTTAAAACCATTACAGCAATTTTATAAGCAAGACATTAAAAGTTGTATTCAGGCTTCGGATATCTATTTATATAATCCGAATGACCCAAGTGAAGGTGGGGACACATTTACGACGCTCAAAAAAAGCCTTATTAGATACCTAGCCTTAATTCTTCAGCCGGGGATCATTACACCTACTCCTGAGGAGCGTTGTATGCAAATAGCCTACACCGCTAAATACAACTCAGGTTGTATCTCACGGCAAGTAGGAGCAGTAGTAACGGATAGTTCCTTTTCTATAAAGTATGTAGGCTGGAATAATACTGCTGAAGGCCAAACTCCCTGCTTGCTAAGAAATGTTGATGACCTTCTGACTAATACTGATAATGAAGCATTTAGTCAATACGAAAAAACAGGAAAAGTAAAAGATTTACTAAAAGAAGCATACTCAGATAGTAACATACCAAATAGAAAAAAGAAACTATCAGGTCGCAATACATCATTCTGTTTTAAAGAGGGCCAAAACTGTCTTGAGAATGACAAAAATCAAGTTCATACGAGAGCACTTCATGCCGAAGAAAATGCTATGCTACAAATTTCAAAATATGGTGGTGAAGGATTGAGAGAAGGTATTTTATTCTCTACAGCTTCGCCGTGTGAATTATGCTCCAAAAAAGCCTATCAGTTAGGCATTTCACAAATATATTATATAGATCCATATCCTGGCATTGCAAAAGAACAAATTTTAGAGGTTGGGCCGATTAAACATCAACCTACTTTACAGTTATTTAGTGGTGCAATAGGAAGAGCTTACCATCACTTATTCCATCCTTTTATGGGATATAAGGATGAGTTAAGCATTCGGTTAGGTTATAGTTACAGCAATGCTTTAGACAATATTATTAAACAAGATGAGGATTTGAAACAAAAAAAAATTAAAAAATTAAATGAGCAAAAAGAGGAGATTGAAAAAAAAATTGCAGAATTAAGTAAATAGAAATAATATATATGAAAACACTGATTGACTTCAACTTTAACGGTTATGCTGTCTTACAGTCAATTTTAGATCAAACGCATGGAGGTGTAGCACAAGCTTTTGCTCAATTTGCTCTTTTTTCTCACCCTGACACTGTTGCTCAAACAAACAATAAAGCTTTATTCCCAATTATTCGTACCCGAAATAATAAAGACAGGGGTAAGGTACTTATAGATGAAAAACTGGTATTGTGTGACAACACTAGCTGCCATCATGCTTTCCTTTGGACGCATTCGTTAAAGTCTGAGGAAATTCAGGATGTACAGTTTAATCATGTTTATTCGATCAACAAGCCTGAGTATTATACTTCATTAGCTAATATCTGCGTCACTCCGGCATTCTTGGCGAAATTGACTGATGGGAATGATGAAATAAAAGCTTTGCTACGGTATCGAGTCTGGGATATATATGGATTTGTTCCAGAGGGATTCGAAATACCGCCTAAGCCTACTCAATATGATGAATTGAAGTGGGCTCCTTTTATGCCGGCTGTACCAGATTTAAAGACAACTATTACTGAACGGCTAAAGAACTGTAAGTCAAATCGTACATTGACCGCTGTACGTGAGTTTGGCTGGCTGTTAGGGGATGTTAGTTTTATATGAGCACCTATTAACCAAACCTTTAGAGGCGAATTAGAAAGCGGTGAAATAAAACACATTGAAACAAAATACACAAAAACATATTCATATTAGTTACTATCACAATTAATATATTTAATTTACTCAATTAGCACTTTATTTATAAAAATATACAATTTTTGTTATTTATATTTAAGAAAAATAGAACTGTTTTTTGAGGGTGTAACAAAAGAATTTTCTAAATACAAAGAGCGAAAACAAGAAACAATTATGTATCATATATTTACGGCACCAAAGTTTCTGAACATAATGTCTTTAGCAGGCCCAACTATTGAAGAAATTAGTATCCCCACTACTGGTAGTGACTATCCGTTTTTCAATAACGTAAGTTTAATTTTAGCATTTGTCGTAGCATTTTATGGTCTGATTGCACAATGGAAGAGGGTACCGTACATTGTTACTTCTATGTACCGCTTGACTGTTTTAGCAATTATTGTTATTATATTTGAAGTTTGTCTTGAAATATTCTTGCCGATGTATATTAAGAAAAACTACAAACCAATCCAAAATAATATAAATATAACCATAACAATAGTAATACTTTTAATGGTATTATCAATACTTATTGTTGATTTTAATAAGTATTTTAGATACAGAAGCTTCAGAATATGGCAAGTATTTCATGCTTTATTTGATATGGCTAAGTCATATATTAAAATTCCAAATAAAAAAAGGCAAATAAAATTAAACCCAAAATTTGCCAAAGAAATATTCCATCAATTTTTTTTAATGAAAAAAGATAGTGACTGGTCATTTTTAGATCAAATTTCAGAAAACAAATATTCGATATCAGTTCTATGCCATATTGAAGATAGAAATAGATTTAATTCGGATTTATACAATCTTGCTCTTAAGTTTTTGAAAAATGGAGCATTTGTGCAATATATATCATGTGACAGGCACCCGATTGAGTTTCTTAATGGCATTTTTTCTGTATTTTCAAAGGAATACAAAGATCAAATAGATGAAGAAAATGAAAAACAAAAACAAAATAATATCGATACGGTTAGCACTGAAATGACCATAGAAGAGGAAACAGATCTGGAAAATATAAAAAAAGTGTGGAGTGGTGAAATTGTAGACAGGAAAGGAAGAAAAATAAACTTTAAAGATAACCTGATTCTAATTGATGCACATACGAAACACTTTGGCTTTAACGAGCGTATATACAAATATAATTCAAAAGTTGCTAAAGATTTGTGCTTAGATATTATAACCTCTGATGCCTCATATCCGGGTATACATTCAGCTATTATTAAAGGTTTTCTTAAAGTATCTAAAAAAAGACAAAAGAAAAACAATAAAAATTCGAACCAGACAGACGAGCCATTATCACTTATAATATACGAGGACCTTAGCTCTCTTATTGATCTAGAATCACATGAGCAGTATAAAATTTTCTTGAGGCATATTATCGCCTCCGAAAGATTAGAAAGTGGCCTGTTTACGGTTTTCTTTGAAAATTATACATCTGTAGCTTACACTGGGTTTCTACAGAATATAGTTGACAAAACTTTTCTTGTAGAAAATCAACATGATATTGCATATACAGCTTATGAAATACAGCAACAAATACCCAGAATCGTAAGTAAAATTTCTGACTGGATTCATAAAGAAAACAAAATTGGAAAAAAGGTAAAGTTATTATCGATTTTAAATGGTGGTGAAGTTTTCTGCAATGATATTGATTATCATTTGAGCAAAAACAAAAGAATAAAATACATTAAAACATCTATTCAAGTATCAACTTACGATTCATTTGGAAATCAGTTATATGATGGAGAATCCAATGTACAACCTACCGACGAAGATTTCTCAAATTGTTCAATAATAATAGTTGATGACATATGCCATGAAGGTAAAACTTTAAAAGCAATAACAGAGTATTTAAAATCAAAAAAGGGAGTATCTCCAGCCTCTATATTGACTATAGTAGCCATTTTAAAGAAAAATGGCAATTATTTACCTGATGATTTCTTATTCGATTATTCGAAAAAATATTCTGATTTTCCCGATGCATGGCTTTATGGCTATGGAATGGACGTGGATGAGTCTTTGAAAACAAAAAACACTCAAAAAGGATATAGTAATTTAGATTACGGTAATATGCATCGCAAGTTACCGGCGTTTGCTTTTCTAAGAAGACATGCTTAATTTAGCCTCTTATAACTATTTTCAATAATCATTATGGATGATAAATCAGTAGCTATGCTGTTTTCGGGTGGCAGAGATTCTTCACTTGCAACTTGCATTCTTGCAAACGAGAATAGTAAAATTCATTTACTTTCTATGTTTAACGGAGCAGTTGTCAAAGGTGATATTTCACAATACAGATATAACGAAATAAAAGAAAAATTTCCTAACAATATCATTTCTTTTAATATACTTTCCAGTTTTAGTCTTTTCCGACGAATTGCTTTATTAGATATTGAGAAAGATTTTGAAAGGTTCAAATACAACCTTATACCTGTGGGTGATGCTCTTGCGACCCATACAATTGCCGTTATTTATTGCATTCAAAATAAAATTAACAATTTAGCAAGCGGCTATGTAAAATATGAAATGGACTTTCCGGAACAGCTACCTGATGTTGTTGCACGTACTAGTGAGTTTGTAAAAAAATATGGCATAAATTATTTAACGCCAGTTTATGAGTATGACTCTTTGGACAAAGTAAAGTACCGCTTATTTGATTTTGGAATTTCTACAAAATCCTTAGAAGGTACCTCTCTATTTGCAGATACTTATTCTGTTCCGCCACCAAACGTTGTATTAGATTATCTAGACTTAAAATTACCAATATGTGATGAGTATATAAAATTCATGCTTAATTTATAATTGTAATGTGGTAATTCCATTTATACTCTTCGGAGATAAAATTAAGAATGATCCATTTTTTAAAAAAGCGTGCATTGGCATTTGACTCTGCTCAGTTAGTAGGAAAACATTTTAAGTTTGAGTCAACCATTTGAATATTTGAATCAATTAAGGGTATCGATTAGTTACTATTCAAGCTTATTGATAAGTACCAGTCATCTATACTCTCTTTTAAACTAAACAACAGTTATGAAACCTATACTTATTGGACTGATTGGAGGAAGTGCCTCCGGAAAAACCTCCTTTCTTAGAGACTTGGCTAAAGAATTCAACTCTAATGAGCTTTGCATAATTTCTCAAGATAATTATTATATCCATCGAGATTTTATAACAAAAGATCAAAATGGTATTCATAACTTTGACCTTCCCAGTTCTTTTAATTTAGAATTATACATTTCACATCTAAAGGAATTAAAGCAAGGCAACACAGTACATAAAGATGAATATACATTTTACAATAGTGCTCCTAAAACATTAGCGTTCGTTCCGACTCCTCTTATCATTATTGAAGGTATATTCACCTTTTTACCAAAAGAAGCATTTGATCTATTTGATTATAAAATATTTATTGACGTTCAACATAATTTAATGTTAAATCGTCGTATAAAGAGAGATTTTGAAGAACGAGGTTTTGACTTAGAAGATGTAACTTATAGATGGGAAAATCATGTCTTCCCCGCTTATGAACAGTATATTTTACCTTTCCGCGATATGGTTGATATTATTATTCCTAATAATGAACACTATGCGAATGGGCTAAAAATACTTACCTCTTTTTTTAAAACTCTTCTTTAGGTGTATCTACCAAAAACAGCTTTAATTAAATTATTCATTGACACCCCAAGATTCTAAGAAAACGATGCTTTCAGTGGAACACACAATTATTATTAATTTTCAAACCGTTACATCCCTTTCCTCCTACCCTCCTTCAGAAAATACCGTGCGAACATCATCATGACCAGAACAGCGCCGCCGATGAAAGTCAATTCCTGATCGCCGGTTTCGCGGCCAACGTAGCGCAGAATCATCAGTGAGCCGAAGAGTAGCAGCAAAACGGGGCTGATGTCGATTTCGCGGGTCTGGCGACCAAGGTAATTGTTGCAGATTTCGTCGACTACAAAGGCATCAATCACCGGCTCTTGCCGGATGCGTTCTGCCAGCTCCATGACCATACGCGGGTTGCCGGATGCGGTGTCGTGAATTTTGTTCTGGATCCATTCGACTTGCTGAAGCTCCAGATCAGCGGTCAGCCGGTGAAACAGTCGCAGGCTGTCCGGCCTTGACAGTGGTTTGAGGTCGATTTTTTCAAAGTCCCAGAGAAAACTACTGTTATTCATTTTCACGGTGCGGGCGGTGGTCAGGATCACAAAATGATCTTTCAGCATCTCCAGTATCCGTACAACAGACGGGGTTACGCTTTCGAGATCGTTGATTTTGAGAATGTATTCTTTGCGTCCGCATGCATCACACAGTAACCGGCACAGATTCGGCATTGACTCTTTCGAGGTCTTCACCACCAGTGCATCCGGATTGTCGGTACCATATATCAGATTGGCTACCGCCTGACGGCCTGGCTCTTCTTCGGACCCGAGCAGATGCACCAGACAGGCGGCCAGTGACCGTTTAAACTCTTTGTGATCGTCAATTTCGAGTACCTTTTTTGGGTATCGCAGCTTGTCGATCAGAAATGACTTTCCGATGCCGGTCGGGCCGGTAACGATCACCGAAACGCCCTGCTGCAGTAACCGTTCGATTTTCTTCACGTCTTCATCCCGACCAACCAATTCAGGCGTAATGGTTGCGGGTATTTTAATCCGGTATTCCCGCAGCCGGAACAATGATTTTTTGATGCGCTGCCATAATGACGGTTTCGGGGCCGTTGCATCGATCATGGTTCTAAGCTTTTCTTTGTCGGCATGGGCATAAATCAGGCTTGTATCCAGCTTTTCATGGCCTAATGCGTCGCGGATATCTTCGAGCTCAGCCCCCTGAACACGAAGTTTGGTAGCAAACGTATGCCTGAGCTTGTGGGGATGAATATGTGGCAGATCGGGGGTTTTCAGTGGCCAGCTCCTTCATCCATTTATTTACAGCAATCCGCGTAATTGGCTTTGCAGGATCACTGTTACCCGGAAACACATAACCACTCCCTTTTCCTTTTTTCTGTACAAAGTCAGTTAGGGCCTGATAAAGCCGTGCTGACATTGGAATCTCACGGGTTTTCTGCGGCCCGGCCTTTACGCCGGTGCGGGGGCCGTCGCTATCTTCGGTTTGGCGGTCGGACCGCTTTTTCAGACTTCTGACCTTTATTACTTTCTTTCTGACATCGATGTCGGTCCAGCGTAGTGTACAAACCTCCGTTACGCGCAGGCCGGCATCGGCCATGAGCAGCCATTGTACGCGGTGGGTTGGATTACTGATCCGGCTCAGGGCCGTTTCGTTTTCTTCGGTTGTAAGGAATTCCATGTTACTGTAATCAGATTGCAGTTTATTTGTGGCTGATGGTTAAGTTTTCGCGTGAGTAGCGCCCGTTCGAGCCCGAAACGCCGGAAGTCGGGCATAACCGGCGGCACGATCACGGAGGCCCTGGCGGTTTCCAGCGCCCGTTCTGCTTCCTGCCGTTGCTTTATGATCCGGCCCTTTTGATAGTCGCTCGACTGCTCGTATTCATCGTCAAATCGTTTTAACAGCGTTTCGAGCGAGCGTATTTTCTGCCACTTTGACCGGTATTCGCGGTACTCCATGTCATACCGGCGGCGCTGGCTTTCGTGCTCAATATTGAGCAATTCGATTTTGTTTATGATTTCGGTGTCATCGTGCGGCAGTTGATTGATGATAAGGTTCTTCTGATACTCCAGATCGATTAGTTTTCCGGTCTGCATGATGTTCCCGGTAAAGTAGCTCAGGTCTTCGGTAGACTGAATATGCACCCGGATACAGTGCGCAGTCATTAGCCGGTTCAGGCTATCGAGCCGGATATCTGTAATGGTGTGTTGTTGTTGCTGCAGTTGATACCCTGAATGCTCAAAGCTGACTAACGGTTGTTCGGCCGGCGGAACCAGTTTAAATCCGTCGAGCGTCAGCACAACTATTCCGGAACCGTCTTTTTTATAAAACAGGCCTTCCTGTCTACGCTTTTGTTCATCGGTCCAGGTAACGTGTAACAGGTCATGGCTCCGTAATGCCTCCCGTTCGACATGTTCCCATGTAGCAAATGCTTTGTTATACGAGGTCCAGAAACCGTCTGCAAATAAGGGCTGGCAAAAAAAGCCGCATACCAGAAAGACTACAAATACGATTGCTTCGCTCCGATGATCCTGTGCAGACAGCCGTAAGCCCGGATTCGCCGGCAATACAAACGGACGTTTCGAGAACGGATACAACAACGGTATCCCCTGCTTTGTGCACATGTCGAACAGCAGATGGCTGCCCAATGCGTAGGTACAAACAACAGCATAGGCTTTGGGAGCCAGCCACATTAACCCGATTACAGACAGATAGAAAAACAGGCTGTGGGTAATGGTCCGGTGACCGAAACGCTTTTGCAGAAACGAAGCGGCCGGATAAAACACCTTCCCGATCAGACTACGGGTATGATCGACATCGGGCAACAACGCAAAAAAAACCGTCGCCCCCACGAGCGACGGTGTAGAGAAGACATTCACGTCGTGGAAGCTCGAAAAGATGCCGGTAAAAACGACCCCTCCAGCAACATGATTATATCCTTGCATATCAGATTCCTGCCCGGAATGTGTCGGTAATTAAGATCCAGTGTTGCGGGGGGAAATCCGGCGTGATACGGTACTGCTGCCAACGGACATTGTACCGGTTTTCGCCGTACGGAGCGCCACCCAGCCGCTTGATCCCGTCCAGTAAAAACCACTTCACAATCAGGAAGCCGGACGGGAAACGTTTTTGAAACGCTGTTCGTGTCAGTTCTTCACCAGAGCCAACTCTCAGCTTTATGTCGGGGCTCTGGCTAAAATCAGACCTGCCGGTTTCCAGACCTTCCAGCTCGTCAGGGTCCGGCTCATCCGAAAAGTACCAGATATGAAGTTCGACGTTATCAAGGCGGTACATTGTCCGGTTGCCCGCATCTGCTGCAAAGAACTGTATACGCTGACTTTCGTCAACCAGCAAACGTGTAGCGCTTATTCCGGCCGCATAATAGCCGGAATCGGGTTCATCGGTCATTACGCATGGTTCTGTAGAAACAGAATCACAGGTTGCTAGTGCCAGAAATCCGCAAAGCAGAACCTGTTTCATAGATTCAGGCAGGTTTTCAGGGATGACCCCTTCGTTGTCAGAAACCAGCTGAACGATTCATTACCTAATTCATCGGTTAAACGCACGACACACAATGATTGCGGCCCGGTCTGGAAAACGAATGACTTATCAGGTTGATAATTGGTTACTGTCATTCCTTTTTCGTCGGTCGTCTGCGTGAAAAGATCAAACGATTGATCCGGTTCGCGGATTTCCTGTGCATCGGGCCCGTCTTCATCATCCATGTCGACAGGATCGGTCAATTGGGTAATTGCTTTTTGCGGATCTGTGTTCAGGTCAAAATAAAACAGGTCAACCGTAAGATTTGCAGGTTCGGCCGGCAGTGTATTCCGACACAGGCCCGCCGTCACGGTAAAGCTTCCTTCGGTTTCCGGTGCGGCATATGGCAGATTGTTATAGCCGATCACAGCGGATTCGTCGGGCGCCACACTGTCAGCTTGTTTTTTACAACCCGACAGCGACGATGAGATAACGACAAACGTGTAGCAGTAGCAAAGAGCGGCTATCAGCGAATGGAAAAACAGTGCTTTCTTCATGATCTAATGAATGGTTTTAAGGATGGCAGGAGCCATCCAACTCAGAGTGGGTTATTGAAACGCTAATTTGATATGCGGGTAAACCTTACCAGATGCAACAGTCAGATATCCGGCGGTCGCCGGATATTGTCCGGAACCATCCGGTTTGTTAGCCCACGCGGAAAACTGATAATTACCGGTCGGCACAAACCAATACATTCCTTTTTTGGTGCCTGTACCATCTTCTGCATACAGCCAGAACTCCATACGCTGGCCATTCCGGCTCAGCGTAATGTGTGCATCAGCCGGCTTGCCTTTACCATACACCACAGGCTTACTTTAAGTTTTCCGAAACCGGAATAATAGCCTGAATAGGCAGGATTGGTCGTGCTGTTTTCGTTCGTTATCAGCAGACCGTCGCTGTTCTGCGAGACATTAAACTTGTAATAAATACCGGATTCATTCGCTTCACCAATGTACCAGCCAGACTTAATTGTTTTACGGGTGTAACTACGGCGATTCGTGGGTTTTACGATACTGACGGTCGGCGTGTTGTAGCGATTTTTTACTGCGCTGTTGTCTTGCCAACTGCTCAGCGCGGGCTCCGACGAAAACCACCAAAGCCGCGTTACATAACCCGATGGCCGAAAAACTTCGGTCTCGTTGTTCATGTAGCCAATTGTCAGTTTAGCCCGCTCACCAGCCGCTATACGGGCGGTTTGTCTGTAATCGGTTTCATCTGATATCGTCGTATCAGATTCATAGTCAACCCTGGCATTTGTGCTGTGGTCCGGCTTGTGTTCGCTCAGCCAGTCATTAGGAGCGGGTTGTTTACATGAGAACAGAACAGCTAGTAAGCTGCCTAAAATCGAGAATAGTTTACGCATAACACAAATGTAAATTTGTTAATAGCCGTAAACATGCAAATATTTAACAGTATTTACAAATATATATTTGTAAGCATCATTAAATAAAAATCCTGCCAGCAAGGCCAGCAGGATTTGAGTACTCTAAATCAAAATTTTCACAAAGTTAAGTTCCTTTTGACATTTAGCACGTCATAAATGCTGTAGGAGTGTAAATTCTTACAGGACAAGTTAAAACGCCGGGCTTACGATAAACCCGGCGTTTTTTACAGTCCAGTAATTGAGTTTACTATTCCCTCCTGATTTTCCGGATTTTGACACCATGTTGATGGTTTAAACTGTTGCCCACTGTCAATCCGCCGTTTCCATTCGCGCAAAAGAGTCTTATATTTTTTGCGCCCTGCTGCAATAAACGTCCCTCCTTCATAGTACTGCACGATCCAAATGTGAAACGGGGCAACTTTCTGGACCGCAACAAATAAAAACTGCTTTGCCCCTATTGCGTCCAGATAAAAGGCCGCTTGCCGGTCATAATCATAGTTTTCGGATGATTTTAAGAAATCGGCCAATGACTTACACGACGTTGATTTGATATCAACCACTATTCTGCCTTTATGAACGATGTCTAATTTACTTTTTAATGCCAGTCCCGTTGCCGGGTCTTCCCAAAGCTTAATAATTTCCTTTCTGGAGAACGGTACTATCCATCTTAGGTATTTATCGTTTTTAGCGTTTAGGGCCAACTTCTGCACGAGTGCCAAATCGATGTTTCCGGGCAGTTCGCTGACCTTGTGCGGTTCCAGAATTAATTCATGCAAGGCAGTTCCAAAGGCAAAGGCCGCAACAGGCTTTTTTTTGTTATAGCCGAAAATATGGTTTTTGAATTCCGTAAGATCTGAGTTTGATATTCGGGGTATTGAACGGTAATTCATATACGTAGTCGGTGAGAAGCCCGATGATTACTTCATCGGGCCTGTTTAGGTTATTCTTCAGTAGTTATCTCCGGTATGGCTACGGGTACCGGTAGTTGGTACCCTACAGCAAACGTGTCTGAAACGACCTGATAAACGGCCGTGCTGGTTATTGTGTCTAACCGATAAACCGGATTCGTGAGGGCAAATTCTTTTAGCTCTGTGACAACCTGATTATCAGCTGGCTTATACTCAAATTTTGCCAGAAACCACGTACCTGCCGGTTGCACTTTCTCATTTTTCCTCTTCTCGGCAGTAACAGTCAGTACTACATCAGAAAGCTGCAAATCGTCATAAAAAAGTGGTTCGATTAAGTTAAACAGCTCATTGACAGACGAATTATTAAACATTATGGACGAAAGAGCCTTTTTCTCGTCGACAAAAAACACTTCGGCCCATGTCTCATTGCGGCCTCTGGAAAAAAGGTTTTCCTCAAAAATCCGCCAGGCAACCGGCTGAATCGATAGTGTAGTTCCTACGTCCGTAACGCCATTGATATTGAAACGTCCGGTCTGGCCATTGAACCGATATTGGCGTGGTCTCCCCTGTAAATACTTGATTGAAAACGTGACTTCGCCGGTTTGGGTGTTAACTTCCTTATACATAGTCGTAAAAATTTGAGTGTTCGATTGGGAAAGTGGCCGCAGCGGGACCCGCTGCGGCTGTCGGGATTATTGCTTTCGGATTATGATTGCGCCATCCTCACAAACAATATTGACCAGTTGATTGGGCAGAAAGCCGGCTTTTTCAAACCAGTTGCCGGCTAACTCAAGTGAAGGCGTAACAGTAGTTTTTCGGTATCCAATAGCACCGCTAACTTTATAGCGGGCCTGTATTTTTCTGATTCGCTTCATAGGATAGCGGGCTCTCCAAAGGCTTTACGTATCTGCGAATCAATCTCTTCGTACCAGTTGGCGGCTTCTACGAGATTGCTTACATCGACCCCACCAATTTCATATCGGCTAATGTCTATTTCTGCGGGGCTTCCGGGATACTCCCATGTTGCAGGTTCAGCGGGGCCATAAGTGCCAACTACCATCATTACGACACCATATAGTTTAATTTATTCACAAAAAGGAAACATAGCTTTATAGGCCCCTGACCAAAGCCAGGGGTGTTACGATCAGAAAGGGAGAAACTAGTAAGCGCCTCATATTCAGCCATCATATTCAGGTGCTCAGCTTCCTGACAAATAAGCCCAAGCGCCGACAGAACGGAGGTTTTAACATTCTGGAATTCATCAAATCCGATCCATTTCCAGCCATAAGGAAACGTTTCCGATTGATAGACCTGTACTTGTGGGCCGATGACATAATAGGTCATTTTATAGCGTTTTGTACCGGCCTGCCGCTCAACACGGCAAACTGAACCAGAGCCTTCCGGGCACTGATAATACTCAACGCCTATCGGCTGCGATACGGGATAAGTTACTGTTTTCATGATTTTTTTGATTTAGAGATTTATTATAGCTCTGCTGAACTACACTACTAAAATACAAATAATTATATGCAAATCAAAATGATAACAAAGAAAAATATGCTTTATTATGCAAATATTTATTTGTATATTTACTATAGAAACTGACAAAAACACTATGAAAACTGCGCTACTGGCTAGCCGCCACTTAACCAAACCAGAACACTACGAAAAAATTAAAGTCGCTTTGCAAGAGCTGGGCACGACGCATGTGCTACACGGCGCCGAAGGGGCGGGAAAAGAACACGCGCAGACCTGGGCAAAGGAAACCGGCAACGCTGAAACGGGTTACGCGCCCGACTGGTCGACGCATGGACGGGCTGCCGGCCCGATTCGGGGCAAGAAGTTGATAGCCGACGCCGATAACTGTCTGGCGCTTTGGGACGGCAAGAGCCCCGGCACCCGCCATGAGCTCGCCGAAGCCCGACGCCAGGGGAAACGGGTTAAGCTCTTACTTGAATAA